CGCGGCGACCATTGCGTCAAGCACTTTGGTCCCGTCTTGCATTGATCCGAGGACCGCCGATGAGTCGTCTACGACGACGTCGTCTCGGATGATTTGGATTCTTACTGAGTCTGCCATTATTTAACCTGCTGATATTTTGAGAGTGCCGCTGTCGTTCCAAAGTGCTCCGGCAACGGTGGGATCGGAAGTTGGCACGTTAGATAGATTGAGCGACGAAAACTCTGCTGCACCGGCGGCGGTGATCTTGGCTAGATCACCTCCGCTACCAGATACGCTATTTAGTTCCATCGCGTTCCCGGTTGCACTCGCGGCTAGCTTAATTGTCAACGGCACGGTTGACGCTTGGCGGGCATCAATTAACGTTGCCCCGTCATCTGCGATGGTGAAGCAATAGGCTGAGTACCCATTTGCAGCGACAAAGGCATAGGTTGTGCCAGAAATTCCTGGGGCGTAGACGGTCAGTTTTGGTCTACTCGCCCCATCCGGGCCGACTCGTCCGATTGTTACTCTGTTCGGCGAGGACCCTCCGTACCATATATTCAAGACGTCGTCGTCGGTGCCGGAACCGATCCGCAGAGAACCCGAGCCATCAGCAATTTGTGAGTACAACGTACTTGCATCGCCATACTTAAACCGCAACAGCGGGTGATTACCCGTATAGCTGTTAGAGTGCCCTTCAAGCGTCAACGGGACTTCAGTTGACGTAGATGCCGTCAACGTCAACGGTGATTCGGCACCGCCCCCGCCCAGGTTGTCAAAATCGATGTCGCCGGTTCCGGGCGTGATCGCACCGCTTGTGATGTCGGCGGATTGCAACGCGGTGTCAGCAAGTGCCCCCTGTGCCGCTGTGGCGTAGTTCGCTGCCAGTCCATCGACATAAGACACTGACGCAACATCGGCATCTCCAATGATCGCGTTGATTTCAGCAAGGGTGTCAATGTCCTCGCTTGTCAACGCTGTAATCGCAGCGATCAGCCCATCGACGTCCGCAGTCGAGTACACACCGATCAACGTGCGAAACGACGCGGCACTCGTGAGAGCGTCGGTGCGAATTTGCGATAGATCGAGGGATGTGCCAGACATTAGAAAAGTCGGAGTAGGCGGTTTTGGATGCGTAGTGGGCTAGGAGGCTAGTTTGAAATTTTCTTCTATTTTATTATACACTATTCTAATCAGTTTTCAGAAATAATTTCCTTCAGAGGTGTGCCAGATATTCCAACGTTGCTAGAACGATACCACTTGTCTCCAACCTTTTGAGGTTTGTGAGATTCTCCATGTGTTCCCCAAGTTTCCCATGTCTCTTGTGGTATTACTTCTTCGTCTAATATGCTTTCTTCGCTAAAGGGGCAAAGTTCAGTAACATCATCAATTTCAAAGAATAAAGACATATCGACAATGTCTCCACCTGTGAGATAGAGGGCGACTCCATACTCTGGAATTAACCATATATCACGATTAATCGGCCCAATCTCTACTAGGGACAGCATGTCTCCCGTTGCCTCGATATAGTCGGCAGACTCACGAGTTGCTGCATCAACAACTTGGAAGAATGGATTAGGATCTCCAGTGGAGATAAAGAGTTGACGATGTTTTTTGTGAGTTCTCTAGTTATTGTTTTAACGATTGGCATTATATTACACACCTTATGATATTCTTTTACTTATTTTTTAGATAGAGACATTGCGGCCCCTATTGTTTGATCCATATTCCAGTATTTATAGGAGGCAAGCCTGCCCCCGTATATTAGACCCTCTTCTTGGTCCGCTAAGTTTTTATACCGCCTATGCGTCTTGTTGTTTTTCTGGGTGTTGATGGGGTAGTATCTTTCTTTCCCAGGTTCCCATTTCTGAGAAAACTCTCTACTAAGGACAGTGAGTGGGCTTTCTTGCATGTAAAAATGTTTGTGCTCCATCTGTCTTGTGTGATGTACGTGTTTTTCTGTGTAGTTTACTATGGCGTTGCCTTGGATGTCTCCTTTGCCGTAGATCCACTCAAATCTTAAAGATCTGTAGTCCAGGGGGCCAAACTTGTAATCAAAGTAGCTATCTAAAGAACCAGTATAGAGAGTTTGCTTTGCCATCCGCATCATGCCTTTTGAGAACTCGCAATTTAGCTTGATCTCAATGTTAGGGTGGTCAATCATATTAGCCACCATATTAGTATACCCCCTTGTTGGGATACCTTGGTGAGTTTTTACGAAGTAATTATCATCGTATGTCAACCTCACTGGAAGTCTACCAAAGACATTGGCAGGAACCTCCCTGGGTTTTACGCCCCACTGTTTGGCTGTATAGCCATAAAAGAACATTTCATAAAGCTCTTTCCCAACCGTTGCGAGTGCCGCTTCTTCAAAGTTTCTAGGGTTCTCGTTGGGGATGACCACATCTTTCAGCTTCATCTGTGCTTCTCTTGGGGTTGTGACGCCCCAGACTTGTTGCATTGTCATCAGATTGATTGGCAGAGAGTATAAAACACCTCCGTAACTGGCCTTAGTCCTATTCACGTAGTTGTTGAACTTTGTGAATCTGTTGACATAGCTCCAAATCTTGTCGGAATTTGTGTTAAAGATATGAGGTCCGTACTGATGAACCCTAATCCCACTTACTTCTGGCGTATGGCAGTTGCCCGCAATATGCTCACGCTTGTCTACGAGTAATATCTTTTTCCCTTCTTCTGCCTTTATCTGTGCAAAAGTTGCCCCAAATAGTCCGGCCCCGACGATTAAATAGTCGTACATTAGAGTATTGTCCTGTAGGAAGGTGTAAAGATTGCTTTCCAAAGAGCTTCAAATGCCCAGGCGTCTGTTGAACGTATGTAGGTCTCCATGGCAAACTGTTTAGAGAGCAATCCGTAGTAGTGCGACCAGAACTTTTCTGTTCTGAATCTAATTAAATCCCTTGGGATCGCCCATGTAGCTGCGTATCCGTAGAAGTAACCAACGGGGCACGGGTTTTCAAACATTTTCTTCCAAGTCTGTTCAAACCATTTTCTGGTTGTCTTTTGGTCTCTATGTCCAAAGTAATCCATGTTTCCCATTCTAATCTCAAAGCCCTTATAGGTTGAGATCTTGTCTTTAGCAACCACATGTGGGAGTGGCCAGTCTGACTTGTATCTATGTGTTAGAGAGGTAAGTTGATCGTAATCTACTTTTAACCTATCTAAGAAGTCAAGAGAATGATCGAATGGGTCTCCTTGGCAAACAATCGTTGTGTCTGCCAGATTCTCTCTGTGTTTTAGAAAGTGGTGTATGTAGGTGTGTGCTTCTCTTCCTACGTTTTCTAGCTTTACGATTTTGACCCTTTTGTCATCAAATGGTTTTAACTCTTCGCCCTTGTTGTATAGAACTATCGAATCAACAGAAGAGTCTACTTCATAAAGCCACTCAACATTTTCTGAGTACCTAGAGACAATAAGCTCTTTCTTATAGTTCATATTTCCACCTCACTACTGGCTTGGTGTCTGTATCTGTGGACAGCCTAAACCCATTGGGCTCGTCAACTGAATACAAAAACATAATGCAGAACCAATTGTTCTGTTCAGCGATTGAGGGGTTAGTGAGACCTAGATTGATAACTTGTAGGCCGTCGTTCACTTCTACCTGATTGTTGTTTTCAAAGATGCTTAGATTGGAGCCATCGGAATATCCAAATCTCCACATATTTTCCATGAAGACCAGGTGGTCTGAATTTACACTATAGTAAGGCTTACACACCGTAAGCTCTTTCTGTTGGTAAGAAGGAGACATTGTGGAATAATTAGAAGCATCAAGTTCTCTATTGCTATTAGTGTTAATAATAATAGACATCTCTTTTAAGTAAGACGGATTGATGTTTGGATATTTGTAAAAACAGTAGAGTGCCTTACACGTTGAGGACTTCTTAATGTCCGCATAGTTCAAAGACAAATCGTTTGAGATCAAGTCGCCTTGTAGGTAAGAGTTTGTTGTATATGTGTTGGAGTTCACGTCTTCAAATAAGATCTTCTCTGTTTCAGAGAAAACAAAACTCGCAAAAGGATCGTCTCCAGAATACTTGGTATTAGTTGAGAAGTTAGTATTTCTTTCTGTCAAGATCTCGACAGATACAAGCTCTCTGTCTGGAATATATGTAGAACCTTGACTGTCGGTGTTGATACTTGCGTTAACTGTATATTCAACATCCGTATCTGGCAAGTCGATTAAAACTCTTTCGTTGTGATATGTAGAAACATCTATTTCTATTATGTCTACTTCTCCTTGTCTAACAGTGATCGTACATTCACCTGGGGCGTTATTGAACTCAGGAATAGTGCAAGCAAATCCTAGCTTTAGATTGGTGCCTCTGTAGTTAAACAAATTTCTACTACTATTATAGGTGTCTAAATAAACTGTTTTATATTGATCTGTTAAGTAGATCTCTTGTATGTAATCTAACATTACCATTCCCTCTTTAAGTAGGTTCTTTCCGTTTCTGGTTGTCCGTTTTCAATAGACCAATACTTTGGCTCAAGTCTAACTTCAAGACTGTTCGACGTTGCCGATCCACCAAGGGCCGTTCCGACAAGGGTTATTACACCATAGTCTTTGTCTTGATACCAAGTCGGTAATTTTTGAACAGTTCCGAATGCCCCTGTTTGGTTTGCAGGAATCGTCACCGCTACGTTTTCGTGTACGTCGTTGCTTGTAACGGTAAGTGTTACAGACAAAGGCTGGGTAATATCTCCACCAGATCTATCCACTATGATATCTCTGTTGTCTTCGTAGTCAAATGCAGGCTTAATAGATTCAATTGTTAACGTCACTGGGTCTAACTGTGCCACAACCGTCGCTACGCTACTAGTAGCCGTAACCGTTTCTCCTTGGTTGTTTGCAATCGTAACTGTGTACGTTAGATTTCCAGGGTTAGCTGAAACTACGTTAACACCACTTCCAATCTCTGAACTATTCAATCTCCAAGATCGAGACTGAACAAATCCATTACCAACGCTTTCTGATCCTTCAAAGTTTGTGGCTGTTGTGCCATTAGATGGGGATATTGTTGGGTTTGATAAGAAGTAAGGAGTGTTGTCAACGATGTCGTATACCACAGAACCATTGCTGTTCGCAGTAACGGTTTGTCCGCTACTAAGATTTACAGCAGTAACAGAGTACACAAGTGTTCCAGGTTGGCCTACAGTGACGCTTAAACCAGTTCCAATAGAAGATCCATTTAATAACCAAGACCTAGATTGAAGGTCTCCGTTTTCGATGTTTCCGTCATTTCCTGTGAACGTAGTTCCAGTTGGGCCGTCTCCAGGTGTCATGCTTGGATTAACACTAAAATATGGCGCGTTGTTTACTGACTCAACTGTGAACTGCACTGGTATTGTTCCAACCGTTATGTTCGCAAGTCCAACCGACGTTCCCTCTATCAAGAATGATGTTTGAGATTGATTTGCAGCAAAGGTTACCGTAGAAGGTCCAGAAGATCTTCCTGAGTAACTAATAGACAGCGTTTCTGGTTGGCTAATGTCTCCACCGCTCCTTGAGCCATAGATATACATTGAGCTTCCAACAGAAATTACGTTTGAGTTTGGAACAAAGGTAAAGCTTGATGTTGAAACAACATTGCTAATCACAATAGGAATAACTTTTGACCCAAGTGTTTGGTGTATCGTTGAAATGCTTACATTTCCAGAGTTATTGGTCAATACATTAAACACAGAACTGCTAACGCCGTCTGGAATAGTTAAAGACGAGGGCACTGTTGCCTTAGAAGTATCACTAGAGCTAAGACTTAACACCATAGGGCCTAGCGTTCCTCCAAATCTAGTAACAACCATCGTTACAGACTCTCCAGTAGTAACACTTGAAGATGAAGCTGAAATTGAATATCCAGTACTAGGATTATCGTTGTTTCCAGTTCCGCCTCCGTTTCCTTGGTCCGAAGAGTTGCCAGTGCTGTTGGTATTTCCACAGATGTCTGGGTTAAGCTGTGCCGCTGGTGACAGGTTGGTATCACCCATGTAAGAGTTGTTTTGTGCGATGGAGCCTTTCAACACCAAGTTTCCTTGTTGGTCCATATATGCGACAAGGTTGCCCTGCCCATTAAACCATTGTTGTAGGGGTGTTTCGTTATCTCCAAATCCAGCAGCAACTTCTAATGCAGCACTAGGGAATACTCTAGCTCCACCACCAACAGAAACTCTGCCTGAGCAGTGGTCTCCAGCGATAACCCCTTGTACGTTAAACTTATTGCTCATCTCTCCATTGATAAGCCTATTGTTAGGTCTGTGGTCTGCTACAATCTCTAGGTTGTTTTCTCCGTCTACGTCTACTAAGGTGTTGTCACCCATAGCAATAGACTTAGAAGAGAACGAAGATTGTCCCGCAGAGTTTCCAATGAAGATAGAGTTGTCGCAATACTCTGAATGTTGTCCAGCAGAAGGGCCAATAAAGATAGAATTATCAGCATTGTGTGATTGTCTACCTGCGTTGTATCCCAAGAACACTGCGGCGATGTCGATAGAAAGGTCTGGGTTCTGCATGGTGGCTTGTTCGCCAGCTTTAGAACCTAGAATCAAACTGTTTGTAAAGCCTTCGATATTGTGACCGCCCTTAAAGCCGCCAACGAGGTTGTTGCAGTTCTTAGAGTTATCTACGTCTGAGTTTCTTGATACGACGATGTTATATCCGCCACCACAGTCAAAGAACATCTCAGGATTATCTGGATTGACAAACCTAGCAATGTTAAGGATAGAACTTTTGTAGTTTTCTCCAGAAGACTGAACCATAACGTATGTATCTTGATACATTTCGTCGCTTGGATCTAGTTTATCAAAGTCTACATCAATAATTCTACGGTCTGTTCCGCTTTCTGGAGTGAAAGAGATAGCATTGCCAGCTTCAAACTTAACACCATAAGAGGTGTCGAAGTAAGTGCCGTCGTTAAATTCGATTCTTGGAGTCTTGATGCCCGATTCGCTAATAACCAAGGGGCCGCTAACGAAATCGTCAAAGTATCTAAAGTAGATGTTTCCAGAGCTTTCTTTTGTGAAGATCGTATCTCCACCAAGCTGGCCCATTCTAAATCTATCTAAGTTGTCTTTACTGACAATACCAAGGTCACTTTGGACATAAACATAACCCCTATCTTGAGGCGTTGGTAACTGCCCAGACATAAGTAAGTCTTCGTCGTTGTGTCCAAGTCTAAATTGGTTATAGAACGTTTGACCAAGGTCGTCTTCAACTAGGCCCGCTTCTGAGCCGATAAAGATGTTGTTCTGGCCGTAAACGATACCCTCTCCAGCCTTGGGGCCGATAGCGATATTGTTGCTGCCGTAATAAAGGTCTGCTAGGGCTCTGTGCCCAAGTGTTGTATTGTTAGAAAGGTAGCCCTGGCTCGTAGGATTTAATCTATCTTCAATAGACTGATAACCTACAAACGTATTACCGTAATCATCGTAGTAGACGCTGTCTGGAGCCATTTTGTCCCCAGAGGACATAAGCAAGTCAAACTCGTCGCCGTTTTCATTTCTGTAGAAGACAGAGTTTGGCGTGTCTGGGTTAGAGATCTTCCTAACATAGATAGTGCCCCATCCTTCTTTATCTTCTAATTGCCCACTTCCCTCTTGTAACGAGATAGCCGCATTTGCATTTCTATCTTTGCCCACTGTAAGTGTAGCAAATGGGTCTTGGTTGATACCAATGAGATCCCCGCTAACAGTCAGAGCATGGCGAACCGTATCACCTTCCTTAGTCAGAATTCCAAACCTAGAATTTTCATTTGAATAGTACATCTCTGCACCATTTGTAAACAAATTGTCTGGACTAGAAAGTTGAATCCTAGACGATACCTCACCAGTATGTCTAAAGATGGCATCGCCACTACTCTTCGTGTTAACAAGGGTCTCTGGTCTAAAATTCGGTTGGTCAGAAAAACCAAAAGCCGATCTGTCTCGCATCGAAACAAATTCACTTGTGGGCGTCTGAGTGCCTGCGTGAGACGACAGGACAAAGAATGAGTCATCTGTGTCGACATATCTTCTCTTGAAACCTGTGAGGCTGCTGGAGCCGTCGTATTGGCTAAGCAGGTTGTCTTCCATGAAGATGCCAGACTCTCGACTTACTGTAAAGTTAGCGTAGTCTCCGGTAGCATAGCTAATGTAGTCTGGCTTGTAGTATTCGTTATCAAGGGCGTCCTTGTCGCCCTGGGTGCCTAGTACGACCTTTCCATCAATAAAGAATCCGTAACAACCACCACCAACTAAAGCTAATGAGTCAGAACTCATCACTCTTTGGGTTTTCAATTGGTTGCCATCCATGATTTCAACACTAATGTTTGATAACCATGCAGATCTGGAGTATGCGTTTTCTGTTTCTGGACATTCCCAGTCAAGGCCTGGGGCTTTGTAAGTCCAAGAATAAGATCTTAGGTAGTCTGTTCCACTAGCTCTTACTACAAGTCCAGCACCATCAACGCCTTCGTCGGTAAGATAGGGCATTGCGTTGTTGTTTGAGTCTACGCCGCTACTAGCAAGATGGATCTGCTTGTCGTAGAATGTAGAGTCTTCAATGTGAACATACTTAACGTTTGTCAAGTCAGCTAGGCTATTGACGTGCAAGCTGTCTACATGTAAGTGATTCCAGGGCTTATCTTCTGAGCCTAGATTAAAAGTAGAAGCTTGTCGAGGATTAAAGTCTCTCCATGACTCAATAAAAGTCTCGTTAGAGTCAATTCCTTTGACGTATGCCTTGTTCCATGGGTAGTCGTAGGAGCCAAGGTTGTCTGTTCCACTATTGCTAACGGGAGTAATGTTTCCATTAACCTGTAGGGCACCCTGATCGTGCATATCGTCAGAGCCAACGACTAGAGTGCCGTTTAGAAGGTCTCCATAAAGAAGCGGAGCCATACCGTCGATGCCATCTGGATGATTACACATTCCAGATTCATCAATGTCGTGAGAGCCAAGGTAAAACTTGTAGCTATCATTGTCGTCAATGTAGTAACCAGCACCGTGGCCAATGCCAACGTTAAAGCTGCCGTTCTTACTTCTACCCAAGGAGTGTTTGCCAAGGGCCACATTGTTATTGCCGTCAAAGTTGCTACCAAGGGCTGAATAACCTAAAGAAGTATTCCCACTTCCAAAGATATTACATGCAGACGCATAAGCACCCACAGCGGTGTTTTGATCCCCATCGTTTGCACGAAGGGCAAAATAACCCACGGAAGTGTTGTATTCTACGTCTCTTTTTGTGGCAGACTCTTCTCCTAGATATGTGTTTCCAACGTCAATAGACGATAGATTAGCAGCAACAAGGTTCTTGTCTACTGATAGCACATGATTGGAGTCGATAATGTCAAGAAGGGCCGATCTAATATCTTCTGGAGACACTCGGCCCTGTTCATTATCCTCTATTTTTTCTTCTATTTCTGCCCTTAGTACGTTCTTGTCTTTGATCGGCATGGCTGACCTCTTTTAGCTTAGGCAGATTTCTAGGACAGTCGCATCAAACTTAGGTGCGTCTCCTTTTAAGACTCTTCTTGGTTCTTCGAGTTCGCCATGGAAAAGTAGATTGCCTGATCCGTATACATCACTGTCAAGTACAGCAATACCAGAAACAGTACCCCAAGCTTCTCTACATGTGTCAAACACTAGTTGTTTAACATTGCTAATGTTTCCACCTTCGGTATAAGCCCAGTGGTCAGTCCCGTTGATTTGTGGGATGCAAATGTCAAGTCTTGAGTATCCAGTTTCGTAGTCATATACTCCAGACACGCCATCAATGACGCCGGATCTACTGATTGACTCTGGAACTTCTGGGATACTCGATCCATCCTGACTGTCTTCTGCAAGATCTGTGGTCAGGGCAATGGAAATGTTAGAAGGCAATTCTAGGGTTTGGCCATGAAAGAAGGCCTTTTGTACTCTTGATTGCAAATACTCTGATAGAGCGGTCATATATTGTCTCCCTCTGTGAAAATCCTATTTGTTTACATTGTATTATACACAAAAAAGGGCCAAGACCTAAAAAGATCTTGACCCATAATGGCTTTGTAAAAATAAAGAGTAGGGCGAACTAGTAGTTCTTAACCATCTTGCGTTGTCCACAGTCCCATATCTTAACCATATCGTAATCATAACCGGTAGATGCAGGGAATTTCATCCTGTGAAAGGTTTCTACGCCGTTGGTCCAGTTAAAGCTGGGAGAGCAGGACTCTTGGGAGAACCCTAGTTTTTCAAGATAGTCTCCAGAACCATAACGAAGATCTATAAAGGTCTGAAAACGATTGGGTTTGGAAATCTTTTCAAATCCAGATAGAAGCTTACTAAATCCGCCCACTATCGTTGTCTCTGGAAGTGTACAGAAACGGGACAGGTCGTAACCCTTTCCATTACCAAGCCTTTTAACCTGGAAGACGCTTAGGGCGATATTACCGTTCATGAGGGCGAATGTTTTACTTACAGTCTTGTGACCGCCCATAAGATGATGTTCTTGACAGAATTCGTACCCTTCTTTATTGGTGAGTTCCTGAAAAGTGAGCTTTCTAGCATAAAACTTTACGGAATTGAGGCTGAGGGCGTTTATGATAATAGATTTAACAATAGGGAGCTTGTTTTCTATTTCGTCTGAGCGAAAGAAATATGACCGGTATCCATGTTTTTTATAAAGTTCTCTTTTTTGAAAATGATACCTTTGTCCGTCAACTTTTCTATTTATTTCTAGATTCTTTTCCGTGTGCCAATATAGCCCGTCGCATTCTATGAGTATATTGTTAACCTTAAAATCACAACTTTTACTTTCTACTTTAAATTGTTTCTCATAAGAAAGATCTAAGCTAATTATAAACTCTTCAATCGCACTCTCTAAAGAACTTTGAAACGGAGACATTTTAATAGCAGCGTCGTGTCCATACATTTTAATAAGATCTCTCATTCTAGTTATAGAATAACCAGTAATGTCACACATATCTTTTATACTAATACCTTCAAAACTGTATTCGTTTCCGTTATTTATTCGTGTTTGTTTTGATTTATCCTTTATTTCTATGGAAGAGTTTGGATTCTCGTGACCGTATATTTCCAAATTTGTTGATTTTATTTTACTTTTAGTTTCTTCTTTCGAAAATGTGTTCTCGGAACCTCTCTTTTTTAATTTTTCAACTTTATTCCAATGGTCTTCTCTAAATTTTTCTAAATTTGTTTGTTTAGATTTTTCCTTAATTTCCTCAGATTGAAAGTAATTATCAACGGCATATAACTTATTAGACATTATTCTTAACTTGTCTGCAAGTATTTTTTTATATTCTAACCCATATTTATCTATCATAGCGGCTTTTGTAGTTCTACCTCTATTGTTTTTAACTACTGAAAAATCTAGTTTTGTAGATTCTAAAAACCTTTCTAGACTTGTACTAGGAATATTTAACTTTTGTGATATCTTATAAGAACTGAAACCTTTAGATGCTAAATCTCTTATTTGATCTATATAGTCTTCGATATTGAAAGTTCTAAGTTTTTCTTTAACATCCTCTCTTTGTGCAGAGTTCTTGACACCATGAGTTGCTAATGAAACTTCTTCTCTTTTTTTGAACTTACATTTTATACAACAATCTTTAGGGAATTTTTTGTAACTTCCGTTTCTATTCTTAAATTGAACAAGATAATCGGATTTACAATAATCACATTGTGCGTAAACCTTCTTGTGGGAACCTTGAGAAAGAGAGTCAATATCTATTCCCAGTTCAGTTTTTGTCTTTTCTTTTAATAACATTTTGTATCCTATGGTTTGTGAAAAATTCTCTCTCCAACCATATTATACACCAAAGTCTAAAAAAAAACGCCCAAAAGTGGACGTTTTTTCAAAATTTATTGAGTTAGAAACTGCCGAGAATGATCCGGCGATTATCCAATACCCCGAAACCGGCGTCAACCCAACCGTAGTAACCGACTCTGTACGATCTGTGAAGCGTAGGATCTTCAAAGACTTGTACTTCGCCCTTCATAGGCATAACAAACGAGTCGTTGGTGCTTCTGTCAAGACCAATAACCAACTCTCTGTCATCCTCTTGTACCTTGCCACCAAGCTGGTTGTGGTAGTACTCTTGGTACTCTTGACCTTCGCCCAACTCGTCCAGGTCGTGAATGTTCACGCCGAAGATTCGAGTGATAGGGGCACCATTCTCAGAAGCAATGTAGATTTCTCTACGTGTTACTTCGTCAACTTGGTCCATTCCCCAGTTTCTTACGTCTTCCAGAGCTTCTGGCGAAACGTAAAGGTCGGTCAAACGACCACGTCCACCCGATGCACTGTTACCACCAGCGTTTCTACGCATTGTGGTTTGCATTAGAGAAACTAATCTCTTGGTGAACATACCTTCGGTAGCGTCAGCGTCGTAAACCAAAATGTTACGGTCAACGCCAGCAGCTAGCAACGTGTGCCAACCGTCGTCATTCATCTTCTTAACGAAACCGTTCTTGAAGATTTCCATAGCACGTTGGGTAACGTCCCACTTAGCTTCTTGAGAGATCTTTAGCAACCAGTCAATTGACGATGCAATGTGATAGGTTGGGATCGAGATGTAATCACTTTCCAGGGTCTTCTCAGGAATTCTACCGTGAGCAGGACTGGTGTAAGCCACATGCTCGCCTTCCATGCCAGGAGCAATAAGGTCAGTTGGGTATTCCGCAACGTCTCCCTTCTCCAATGGAATAGGTGAATAAATACCATCAAGAATGTCACCACTTAGGATAACCTTTCTTAGTGGGGTTTCAAATGCCTTAGCGAACTCTCTTTGAGCAGCAACAGCAACGTTATAGTCTTCGTGACCTGTGTCAGCAAGCAACTTAATAGTTGCTGCATCAGGTTTTTCAAATTTAGCCATTTCTCATGTTCTCCTGTTGGTTAGTTTCGTGGTAGGTTGACTTCTACTTTAGCGTAGCCGTCTTCGTCCTTGGCAGTCATGAACTCACCAACGGCGTGAGTAGGGTCGCCAGAGTTTGTCAAGTTGCCAGCGTTCACGGTACTAGCATAAGCTACTTCCCCGCCAGCAACACCAACAGCGTCAATCATATTGGTAACAATGTAACCGCCACGTAGGACAGTAACCTTACCACCAAGTTGAATTTCGTCTCTGTAGACGTTCAGGTGTTCTCTGACTAAGTTCTTGTTAACAACATCATTCAACAGGATGCCGACTGGCTTACTTGTTGAAACTGCCGCTTCGTATTGAACAAGGTTTACGCCTTGATCCATTGCCGCACCTGAACCTGTAGTTGGTCCGTAACATAGGATGCCGCCTCTTTCTGCAACGCCAGCATTGTAGTAGAAACTAATGTCTGTACGTGCTTCATATCTGTCTGGTTTTAGAGCCATTGTCTTTTCTCCGTGGGTTACTTGCTGTTTGTGTCTTTGTCTTCAACGTCGAGCATCTTAGTCATCCAGTTGGACACACTAGCTCTCGTTGCTTCCATTTCGTCAACTTCGACGGGATTGACAACGTCTTCGTCAGCCTTAGTGCTGTCAAAAGTGTCGGCAGTAGCTTCGCTACCTTCCTTTTCTTTCTTAGCTTCGGCTTCTTTCTTAGCCTTAGCATCTTCGTCGTCTTTGGCCGCTTCTGCGTCCTTCTTCTTCTTGTCGTCGTCCTTGTCTTCGTCGCCCTTCTTTTTGAACTTCTCAAACTTAGCAACGATCTTGTCGAAGCCTTCGTCACTCATTTCTGAGTAGTCAGCAACTTCGGCACTAGCCTCTTCTTCTGTGAAACCAGCAGAAACCAACTTAGCAACTCGTGCTGTAGTCTTCTGTGCCTTCTCAGCGGCTTGTACTTGCTCTTGTGCAGCGGCAAGCTCTTCTGTCTTCTTAGCTAATTCAGCCTTCAAAGTCTCAATTTCCTTAGAAACTGTTTCAAACTTCTCATTCAGGTTGGCAATAGCTGCGTCCTTATCACTGATAATTGACTCAACTTCTTTCGCCTTTGCTGCTTCGGCGTCCTTAGCTGCTTTCTCGAACTTCTCATTGGCACTAGCCAATTCCTTCTCAAGTTTAGCAACTGTTTTTTCTAAAACATCACTCATTTGGTTCTCTCCCTTAGTGAATATGTCGTCATCGGTAAAATCTGTTTCGCTTAGCTCGAAAGCTATTGATTTCAGAATAACGCTACGCGGATTAGCTGGCTGACTAACAAGTCCCTTTCCTGAGAAAGCGATATCGCTAAGTGCCCGACCAACCTTGTAGCCTTGGTACTCTCCTACTCCGCCGTATGCTCTCAAGTGCTTCGTTAAAGAAGCAGTCGATTCGTTTCTCTGTAGTAGGATGTGTTCACCCTCTGGAGAAAGCAAAGCATAGTTGAATCCTGAGAATAAACATTCCATCGAGACATACCAAGCGTCTTCACCAATTTCGGCAATGATACTGTCCATTCTCTTTTGAAGCTCTGCATCGTTCCAGTGCTTATAAAGAACAGACTCGGTAATAATCTCAAACTCACTAGGAGCCTCTTGTGTTTCGCTAGAAATAGCGTTACCTTTAAGGTCAACAAGGTGTGAGCCCGTAATGTGCCCGATGATATCTGTCTCATCGTGCATGTGATTGAATGGCTTGTCTTCTGGTGTGTTCCTAGCAGCCCAAACTTGGTCTGGTAAAAACACGTCATCGTTTTTGTTCCATCCAGTCGAAACTAGGACGGTACTGAGGTAGTGAAGGTCAATCTGACCTTGATTCGCCGACGCAATAGCGGCAGAGATGTTCTTTAAGTTAAGTTCTGAATATGGATTCTCAACCAACTTTGCAACACTCTGGTATTGAATGGATGCTTGAGATCTAACGATCTCTTCAATCCCGTCTCGCTTCTCTCTATCGAAAATCTTCATTAGTTACCTCTAAATAAAGTATACACAAAAATGTTAAAATTGTTCGTTTTATGGGTTTTTAGCTGAGCCAAAATGATTCAACATAGTGACCAATAACACTCCTACGGAATGCTTCTACGGGCATAGTGTCTATTGAAATGTCGTGCTCCTGAAAGGCCTCTGCTAGATCCTGAGGAACTCGTTTACCCCCAGAAATAACGGCATAAACCTCTTTCTTTCCTACTGGCTCCATAGGCTCCAGATTTGTGAATACTTCAACCTTTAGGTTCTCAAGTTGCTTAACTTGAGCCTTGGTTAATTGTCGTACTGTTTTCTTTTCGTTTGCACCCAAGAATGCTTTAGTCAAAACTTCGGAACTATTGTCCCAAGCCTCTTCTGACCAACGGATTAGCTCTGCCACACCCGGCTTAGACTTAGGCTTAGCCTGTCTTTGTTTTCTAGGGGCACTATCCTTAGAATTCTTAGGTCTGCCGTTTGGCTTTCCATTGCCCTTGGGTGTTAGTTTCTTAGCACCACCGGGCTTTTTGCTTCCACCAGGACCAGCCGCAGGAGCAGGAGGTTTGGGCTCATTCTCATACTGAAACTTGAGCTTCTCCTTTTCTTCCTTGGTTGTTTTCTTCATGGTGTCATCGTCGAATTCCTTCTGTTTACCCATCTTTTCAAGCTCTTGAACATGTCGAGCATTGTGGAATGGACCGGCCTTATCAGGCATACCATCGCCCTCTCTTGCTGCAATTTCCCTCTTTAGACGTACTCTTTCAACAGTAGGAGTCTCTTTGAATCTCTCCAGTAGAGTCTCATCACTGATGATATTACGGTCAGCTAGTTGAATAAGAAGATTCTTCTCAGCAGCCTCGTCAGAAAGGCTCATTTGGTCAAATACAACCTCTGGAGCGTATCTAAAGCCCATCGCCTTACGAACTTTCTCTACTTGTGCTTGCCAGAACTTGATTAACAAGTCTCGCCCATATTGTAGTCGTTCTACTAGCGTTTTAAGAGAAATAAAGTTGTTAGTAAAGCCGCCACCATTGCCAGACATACCAGTAAGAGTAGGGGGCACTCCTAGTCCAGCATAGATAGAGTTCCATACTGAATTGTACTTCTCTGAGCCCAAGAACTTGTGGACTTCTGTATTAGATTCGGTAAACTTTAACTCTGGACCCCACACAAGCTCCATAGTGCCTCCGCCCTGGTTATTTGCCAGGATGTTACGCAGTCTATCAATACCCTCCTTAGTAGGAAGAATTTTGTGCTCAAAGTCTCCAAGTGTCCACAGTCTAATGTTAGAAATAGCACCATCAAGGGCCGACATGTCTGCCAGTTTCATCTTCTCTAGCATACCAACATCATCAATGATAGCGTGGATCATTGGGTCAGCCCATTGTTCCCAGTCGTCTTTCTTGTAGTGGAATACGCTTAGCCTGCCATTTTCTAATCTGACTTGGCCCTTGTTCTTATTGATCTGCTCTCGCATACCTTTGGGCAGCTTGTCGAATACAGACTTGGGCATGTTGGCCGTTCTCTGGCTCTGAGAGTCAAAGGTTCCGAAGTGCCCACCAATCTTAGCCTTGCCACTAACGTTCAGATATAGATCGCCGTCAGCCTTGACATCCAAACTTAGAGGGTTAAAAAACGTATAAGCAAAAGGAATTCTGTCTTCTTTTGTTGGGTTCTTGACCTTGATGTCCCCAGCTAGGGCCTTCATGTACTTCCTAAGCCCCTCGTCTACGTCTGCATAAGATTCGTAAACTACGACTTGGCCCGATCTGTAGAGGTTATTAAGAAAACGTTCTGATCTCTCTTTTCCATTTACTTGCTTGAACCATTGCTGGAAGAAACTTTCGGCACTTTTGTCTCGGTGTACCAAAGAGACACCCTGACAAGCGAAATCGCCCATCAAATCAATTACATTCCGAATCAATCCGACGTTCTTGTATGCGTTCACACAATCTCTAATCATGCGTCTCTTATCTTGAGAGACAGCCGAGTCTGGGCGAAAGGCTTCGTAATCCGACCTTCCGTAAGATGGCTTCGTGCTTATATTCTGTTGTTGTGGAGGAGCGTAACTCCTGTGTGACGCAGCACTTGAGCCTTTGTAGACTCCAGTGTAGGAACCATTGTTCTCTTCGTGAATAGCCATAGCCTTCGCAGTGGAGCCATAGTTTTCACTCCAAGTAGTTTCGTTTTCTGTCATGTTGCCACCAATTCTGCGTGTTTAAGTATTCGGATTACAGTTAGATTATACACATTTAAGAAAAAAGTTGTCTTTCTACGTGTTTTCAGCTATAATAGAGTATGAGGGAACTTCCTCAGAACACAAACAATCAGATAGGAGTCACAATGGCTAAGAAGAAGACCGCAATCAGAAAAGCAGCAGATCCACAAGAAAAAAACCTTAGTGTAGTTAGCGTAGAAGACGCGAAGAAGAAGGTCGGCGACATTGTCGTAGTTGGCAATGGCGACACTATGCAGCTACTTTGCAAAGCAAGTAGCGAAGAGCAGGGCTGGATGAAATCCGCCAAGGCTATGGAAATTAAGAGTGTTGGATGTCTCGTGCAATTTACCACTCAACAAAGAAACATCGACGGAACATACTCTGTTGCAGAGACTTCCTCGTTTCTCCCAGGTACTAAACTCAGACCAGACGTAAACGGCGGAATGAAAGTGGTGCCTCAAAACTACAATGGCGACTAACCGTAAACGTCTTTCATGCCCTGGGTGTACCAATTAGGCCCACTCATAAGCTGCCCCTTCTTCTCTTTCTTGGAGTAAGCTCTGGTATTAGCAAATCCTCCATAGGAGGCGTAGACCAATGGGGCTGGTGCCCTATCTAGCGTTCTACAAGCCATATTGGCCATTAGGAGGGCGGAATACCTGTCCTTCCTAATTCTGCTCTTCTTGCCAACGCCGATGATGACTTCCGGCGTGTCCCACTTATCTCTACCACTAGGCGTAGCGGTTATCTCAATAATGGACAGTTCATCTTTCAAGTCTTCAATGTCTAAGACTACGTCTTCCATGGTATCATAGGTTCTACCTGTAAGTTCGTCGTCTGTTAAGGACAATGCTAGGCTCGCACCATCATACTTAGGGAAGATAAGCATCTTGTCTTCAAAGTCTTTCTTTAGGCCGTGATTAGCTTCTGCATACCAGTCGTACTTGGCAAACTGGCACATCTCAAGGATATGTAGCCCCTGCTCGTCGTCAGTGTCCTTCTCGTCGTCTTCGTCGATAGTAGGCCAGATGGGCTGCTCACCCGGTTCAAGCTTGTCCTCGTCGTGCAGAGCCTCCATAATGGCGATACCACCACCTTGGGCGTCCAAGGCGATGTGCTCGGTGTTAAATCGCTTCATCAAGTCCCTGATCTTTCTAGCACAGAATGCGTAATAATCGGTTTCTGTAGACCAGCCAGACTTCTTAAACTCTTTGTGTTGAGACCTATTTGTTGTCCAGCAATGCACAATCTTCCTATGGCTAAGGTTCCTTTCTAAGATTACAATGCTAAAGTTGTCATTCTCAGACGCAGGGTCAACGCCCATAACATAACGCTTTTTAGGGTCGCCCATAAGCATAGGCTCAAAAGAAATCTCTTTGCCTTCATTTGCATGGTCCTTGATTACGTTTTCTGGAGAGGGTACGCAGGACTCGATAAGGCTTCTCTTGAAGAACCCCTGTGAGTCTCTAGTAAACACGGCTCCAAATTCCATAGAGTAAATACCCTTGTGGACAGTGGCCTTAGATCTAGCAACTTGGTCAGCATCCATGAAGCCCTTAGGCAAAAGCTCGTAGGGCACTCTAATAATAGAATATTGAGTCCAATCAAAAGTCTCTGGCACTTCTTCTCCATTAAAAATGTCGCTTAGTCTATTGGGGTGTCCTTTTGACTTGATTGTTTGTCTCCATTTCTTCCAGTATTCAGCGAAATGATTAAATTCGTAATACGCCGTTCCAGACAGAATGATTTGGTTAGCAACAGCCTGCTTGCCTTCGATAATCTGTTCTTCTTCAAGTTCGATACCAAGATCTTTAGCCATAACCTCAGCAGCCAGCCGTCTAACGTTCTCAATAGGACTAGAGCTAACAGCCGCAAAGCCAGCAACAACGTTTTCAAAAATGTCCCTAGGAATTGAAGCAAATTCGTCAGCAATAATATCATTAGCTCTTTGGCCTCTAATCTTTTGGCCATCTCCAAGGGGTAAACAGGTGATAACGCTATCGTTAATCTTCATGACGCAACGGTCAACTTCTCTCTTAGGCCCTGAGCCCTCACTACATAGATCTCTAAGGAGCGGCGAATTACGCCAGATCGTCTCCATGTATTCAAACAGAACCTTGGACTGACGGAAAGCCGAACCTACAATCACGATCTTACGACCATTTAGCAGTAGTGCTCGGATAATGGCATATAAAGAAAGACCAAAAGACTTACCAAAACCACGACTAGCGATAAGCATGGGAAATTTACGTTTCCATAGTTCGTCAAGGAACAAACACTGCATGGGCAGCAGTTGGATATTCAGTAGCTCCTTACACATGAACGAGAAATACTCAGGGCGAGACATTAGATAGCTCAGCCTAAGGTGAAAGTCGTCCCTGTTTGGCTTAATAAAGTCAGTAGGATTAAAGAGTTCGTCGTCGTTGATCTCACCTAGCCCTAGCCAAGCTTCTTCAATCTTCTTTAGCTGAATCTCTAGTTGTTTCTCTTCGCTTTTCTTTAGTTGTTTTTTCTTTTTAGCCATTGTATTTTAGTGCTGCGATATTAGGGTAGTCTGTTGATCCTAGGATTTCGTCTGCTAGTCCATAATGAACAGCTTCCTCTGCGTTAAGATACCAGTCGCCCTCTTCCATTTTCTTTTGAACATATGTTGTTGCATACTTATGGGCGATGTCTGACTCGTATCTTTCTGTGAAATAGGGGCCGTACTGCATCTTGGATGCGTAGATCTCTATCATGTTCTTTGTTAGCTTGCCAGCGAAGCGAAAATATCTCTTATTGTTGGCGTGATTGCCTACAAAGGCCTCTGAGCCGTAGTGGCACATCATATAAGAGTTGGGCATCATAACCCTGAAATCTGCTGCTTGAGGGATAATACTACTCATAGAGCAGGCATATCCGTAGATCAAAACGGTAATGTAGGATTCTGCGAAAGTCATCGCGTCGTACATCGCCATCCCCTCTTCCCACTCTCCACCACCACCAGCATTTAGATGAATAAGGATAGGTCCAGGCTTGTGCTCTAGGGCACGCAGGTTTTTGATGAACATGGAACCAATCTTGTTCTCAATGTCGTCGTCTTCACTGTTGTTGTAATACCTGTGAACGAAAATCTCCCTATTCTTGTGGTCCACGGAAAAATTATTAAGATCTTCTAGCAGTTCTCTCATTATTTTACTTTTCCTACTGTGTACTTCTCATGCAGCCTCTTGAATAGGCCGCTCAAGAACATAAAGGTGTTGTGCTTGTTTTCACAGAACACAACGTGAATGTCATTGTAGATCGCAAGCTCATTGAGAGACTTCATAAGATACTTTCCAGTGATCTTTAGGGTCTTCTTTTTAGCTTCTGGAATCCTGGTGCCCTCTGGGAATTTGAGAACATCGTCTAGCGTAAATTCGCATACTAGGAACTTATGTTCAAATGGCTCCATTCTCTTGACTTCTGCCATGAAGGCGTGTTTCTTCTGTCCCAGGTTAATGGCGATCTCTTCAACAGACGCTTTTCTCTCAATGCAGATCTTGTCTTCAAGGCCTTTAATGGTATAGTCGCCTGTGTCTAGCTTCTCAGTAATCATTCCCTCGCACTGGTCGTAGGGGCCGAAGAACAAACCTTGTTGCTCTCTAGTGTCTTGAATGATTGTGTATTTTGGCTTACTTGCTTTTGCCATTGTTCTTTCTCGCAATTGCTAGGAAGACTCGCTGATAATGAGTCTCTTTTTTTGAAATTGAGTCATGACACTTCCTACAGAGAGTAAGGCCATTTCCAGGGTCGAACCTCATGGATGAGGCTCTTGCCCACGTTATGATATGGTGAGCCTTCAAAGCTTTCTTCGAGTTACAGCCGGGCATTTGGCATACCCAGCCGTCTCTCTTCTTGACTGCCATCCTCCAAGCTTTGTATTGAGGATCGTCCCAGTCTCTTTTAGTCATTTGCTTCCTCTAGGTTTTTGATGGAAACTATGTTCTTTACGTCTCGAACAATGGGCTCTGGAACATCTTGGTCTCTAAGTAGTGAAATTAGATTTTTCATAGACAAGAAACAGGCGTCGTCAGGGCTCTTGGCGGTCATACTAAACTGACACACGTAAATTTTCTTCTTGTCTTTGTCGATTGAAGGAATGGGCTTGTATTCACGAAGCATGTAGGGCTTTAGTGCCTGATACACTTTCGTGAAATTCATGGTCACGTTATACTTTTTCATTTGCTTGGTCGATGTCATAATTAACCATCTCCTTGACTAAGTCGTCGAAGCTGTATTCTCTTTTCCAGTTTAGTTTTTCCCTTGCCTTTGAACATTTACCTAATAGAAAGTCAACTTCGGCGGGTCTATAAAATACTGGGTCAATAACCACGTAGTTATTCCAGTCTGGGATATTGATGCAGCCAAAGGCCACATCTAGGAAGTCCCCAACGGACCTCGTCTCTTCTGTACAGATGACATAGTCATCAGGGTCGTCTTGTTGTAGCATCAGGTGCATGGCCTTAACATAGTCCTTGGCGTGGCCCCAATCTCTCTTTGCTTCTAAGTTGCCCAACCTCAGCTTGGAGATTCGTCTGCAATTAGGTGCAATAATATGGTCTTCTGAGAATGTAAGTTCAACTTCGTCTGCGTCTTGGCCTTCAAACCATCTATCAAACTCTGCAACCCACTTCGTAATCTTCTTTGTAACGAAGTTCTCGCCCCTTCTAGGGCCTTCGTGGTTGAATAGGATGCCAGCACTCGCATGAATGCCGTAGGCCTCTCTATAGAGCCTCACAGACATGTGGGCGGCACACTTGGCGATAGCGTAAGGGCTTTGTGGCAAGTGCTTCGTGTTTTCGTCTTGGTACTTCTTAGACATCCTGGTTCCGCCGTAAGGTTGTCCATTGGAGTGTATTCCGTCGTATGCTTCTGTTTCGTAGTCATAATTCGCCCCAAACATCTCACTACTAGACGCTTGATAGAACTTGACGTGTGTCATCTTCAAGTCAACAAGGCACTGGAGGATGTTCATACAGCCTTTGCCAGTAATATCCCATGTGACTCCTGGTTGCTTAAACGATTCCCCCACATGGGACTGGGCGGCAAGGTTATAGACTTCATCTACATTTCCGATATTGCTAAAAATGCGAACCAAGCTGGCATAGTCCGTCAAGTCTCCGCTCACCATCGAGAAGTTGGCCTCATCCGAGAGGTGTTTCACTCGCCACTCGTTATTAGTCGAGCTTCGCCTTTTTACTCCGACTACTTTGTACCCCTTCTCTAGTAGTAGATCCGCAAGATGTGAACCGTCCATACCAGTAACGCCGAAAATCAAAGCTACCTTCTTTCTCGATTCTAACAGAGGGAAGTGCTCTTCTAAAACACTGATAGAGTCTAAAGATTCGTAGGATGAATTGTCTGTAGTGGTCAGTGTTACTTCTGGACCCCAAACAATGTTCTCTACATCCTTGTCTGACTTCTCTACTCTATCAAGTTCTTTCTTGAAGGCTTGAACTCCCTCTTTGGTTGGCAGAATCTTGTGTTCCAGGTTGCCTAGTGTCCAAAGTCTAATTTTGTTTGTCATAAATTCCTCTAATCTTGTCCAAAATGTTGTTCTTGTCGTGTTTCAGGTTGGCACAAAGCGTACCAGCGATTATTTGAGGCTCTGTTGTATAAACGTCGCCTTTTACTCCGTAGTAAATTAAGTAGCTTGCTTGACAGTTGCTTGGCCATTGACCACTCTAACTACACAGAAGTCAAAATACTCCTTAGTAGTGCCCGCCACACACTTGCCCACAACTTCTTCGCCGCCTAGCTCAATTGTGATGTCATATCTAAACCATTTGCCAGTATATGTGCCGTCTGGAACCTCAACTGGGAATGTTACTAGGTCTCCCATTATTTATCTCCTTCGTTCTTGTCTTCAAAGACTGATTCATGGTTTAAAAATGGCTGATCTACCATACCATCCTCATATTTGTGGTATTTGGAAAGTCTAGCCTTCTCTCCCTCCATGGCTAGCCTCATTTTCTCCATTTCTACACCAAAAGCCTTCAACTTGTCAGGGTTTTGCAGTAGGTGGGCAACCCACGAGCCGAATGACTCTCTTGAGTCCTCTAATCTTTTGATTCTTTGCTCTCTAGTGCCCTTCATTTCTTTCAGCATGGAAGACTTTTTTGTTTGGAGGTCTCTGTAGTCCTTATTTAGTGCCTCTTGTGAAGCCCTGAGTGCCCCAATCTGTCTTTCCATGTTTAGAATACGCTCAAAGTCCCTAGTTTCATCACTTAGGTTGTATTCGTTCTCTACTTCTAGCTCGACTCTGTTAATCGCCCTAATGTTATCCTTATTGGACTTCAAACATCTGTTCATCAGAAGCTCAATCTTGATGACGTCTACGATCTGAATTTCCTCAGTAGGCAAAACGTCGTTATTGAACTGGGCTACAATCCTAGACCAGTGATACCCGAACAGTTCTAGCTCTTCGTCGTCAAATTGAGCCTTCAATTCGTAATAGTAAGGCCTATCCCTAAGCTGATACTCCGCTTGCTCGTGTGCAGTGACGCCTACATTGTATTTCTTCTTGATGTAGTCTTCAACACTGGCCGGATTCCTGTTAAGGCTGGCCCCAATCTCTTCTGGCGTCAAAACTTCTAAGTTCTCTTGGATGAACTCATCTTCTTTATTACTAATACGCCCTTTCTTTAGTCCGCTCATGTTATAACACCACCAATAATACTAGGGCGATAATTTCGGACTGTGATGTAAGGCTCATTAAAAGAAAAGGATATGTATTTAACATCTTGTTCCTCTGGAGGGGTTGTATTACCCGATCTACTCCATTGAGGTGGTGGATCGAGTGTAAGTTCTGTTAGCTGTTGTATGTATTGTTCCTTGAGTCTTTCATCTAGCTTGTCCTTTAGGTCTAGTATCTTTATCATGTTTGCTAGAGGTGATTCCCCTATTGGGTTTAGGTCTTCTATTCTAAGCGTCCAGTGGGTCGTAACCTGCTTCAATTGCAATATCTCTGATGATGTCATTGATTTGCTCTCTTGATTTTTTGTCTATGTGTACGCCGTTTAACAGTTTCAGGTAGTTTTCCCTGTGTTCGTATGGGATCTGATCGTCTACAATATTAAATAGCTCGTAAATGTCAAGATCATCTAGCATGAACGTCTCATAGTAGTGAGTTGATTCTTCATTAGAGAGTTGGCCCGGCATTGCCACTCGCTTTTTGTCGTCCTTGGAGTTTTTAAGGAAATGGTTGTTTCTAATGACGTTAATCAGTCTCCCAGGCAATATAAAGGACAAGAAGTTCTCAAGAGGGCGACTTTCATCATACTTATCCATGGCTTCCATGCAGATAATATAAGCTTCTTGCTTCATGTCGTCTGGACCATAGCCGTAGAACGTATACTTAGGGGCGACTCTGTTACAGACCTTCATCGTAGTAGCTACGATATCTGCCTCTGTCATTCCTTTGATTTCTCTCATTATAGTGATCTCCATTCGCCGTCAATGTATACCTGAATCTCTCTTATGTTCTCGTTAAAGAACATCATCCCATTTGCTGGATCTGTGGGTACAGGAGAAGGGGCCAATGTGATACGTTTGAGTGAGACGTTGCCCAATACCTCTCCCACCTCGGTATTATCAAGAGCCTCAATATCGCCCTCTCGCCTTCCAAGTAAGCAGTTCTCTGGAATGGGCGTCGTCTGTACTCCCTCAGCATTCGTACTGGCTACGCTATGGGGCAGGAAGAGCAATTCATTGATATTAGAAGGGGCAGATGTCCCTATTACAAGAAATGTATCACGAGTTTCCTCGAAATCTGATATTTGTGCAGAGGGTAACAGGTTTTCCGCTGTCTTTCCTCTTGATATCGGTAGTAATCTATTGATAAAGTGGGCTTTTCCTTCTTTTTCTAGTTTGCCCACCCCTCTTTCTACCGAAACAATTTCCGTTTCCGTGTGTCTTTCAACTGTATAGAACAAATATGACTCAACTTCATGAGTTTCCGCGATAGTATTCGCATCATCAGTGTTGAGTCTCTTGAATTTTGTTTCTTCTAGGAGTGCTTCGGGGCCAAGTAACTGGATGCGTGTGCTATCCCGCTCCTGAACTCCCTTTTCCAGAATCCCTATCGTCGTTTGATGGTTCTTTATCATGCAAAAGCTCGCTTAATGGCCTGTCTGGTGTGTTAATTTCCTTGGCTACTGCTACCTGTAGCTCTTCGCTTGCCTTTGTGTGTAGTCTGCATTCTACTTGCTCTTTCATCGTAATTCCTTATGAGTTAAGTTGTTAGGGTAATAGATTATACACTAAAGTGTGCGGTATAGTGTTATTATAGCTAGTCTAGGGCACTTTAACAACCAGAAAATATACATTTTAGCTCTACCTATACCTATATGACTTACATGTGTCTAAATTTGGTTCTTAGAGAGTCTAATGAGGGCGATTTTGTGGCGAATGGGGTCTTACCTGTGTGGATTGGGAAAGACCGTGAGATATTTTTGCGGAGCGGAGTCTAAACCACCCCGGCCCCAAATGGGGGGTAAGTACCTACTTTGGGGGGAAGATAAAACCCCACCGGGGGGTATAACTAATGTTAAAATTCACACCACAAACCCACCTGAGCAAATACCATGCCAAAACGTTTGGCACGATAGTTGCACTACAGCGACAATGGTGAGAATTGCGACATTGGAAAATTTGCTCTTGACTCTCTCGACCTTGACCTCCTCTCGACCTCCCAGAACCCGTCAAAATTGATCCGGTTTTGGACGTTCTGAAAAGCTTTCTTCAAATTATTTGACCCTGCAAAACACGGGGAAAAACGCGACTTGAGCTGAAATTCAATTGGCAAAATGGTCAAGAGGTCTTGCGACGGTTCGGCGACTATGGTCTAACTACATCTCGCCGGGAACAACTCCCAGCACGCCACCTCTCTCTAAGAGCACAAGACGATGAAACGCCAAAGCACAACCGCAAAGATCACCCTTTCCGTCTCACGTCGCATCATGGCGGAATGCCAAGACGGCTCGGGGGTCATTGTCCGTCATCGCGGGGTTGAGTTCGGGGTTGTTTCTGTTATTCGCACTGCATCGGGATACGTCGCGAATACCTTAGAGGGTGTCAAACTCGTTCTATCGGGTTGCACTATCCGCAAAACGACAAACGCCCCTGAAAAGGGGCATCCACTTTCAGCCCCCGCTACAATGTTTACAGGGATTCGCAGGACCAGTATCATTCTCATTCAAAACGGGTTCACGTTTGATGAATACGATAGGGACGTCAAGACCGAGCAAGTTTGGCAAGATCGCATCGACTCCGCAGCTCATCGCATCGGCCACCGGTTTGGCTTTGCGAATAATCCTAAGGCGGTTCGTCGTGTGTCGTCGTGGATCTTGGGACGGCTCGAAAGAGAAATCGGATTCATGAAATCCAAGTAGGGGTAGCGACCCACCCACACGAGAGGTCGCCTCATTCGGGTGGGCACGCGACCCACCCACACGAGGGGGAGAAATCTCCTTCTCTTTTTTTTTATTTGCCGATCACGGGCCGTTGTATCACCGAAACCGCCCCCATGTGGGAGGTCTGCGGGAACATAGGGTCAAGGCAAAATAATAGAGAAGAAGGGCAGAAGGGGTTGACCGGGGGGCGAAACCTGCTATAATCCGGGAAGTGAAGCAACCAACCACGAAAAGGAACGAAACGATGGAAATCACGAAAAGCCAATTAGACGCAATTCGCGGAATTATCGCGACATTTAACAGCCCGCACAACGACAGCGAAGCGATGCAAGATCTGGGCCTAAAAATGGCCGCCGTCCAGTTGGGGGAGAAATTCCCCACCATATTGGGGGAGTACTGCGAGGACTTCCAGTGTGACCCTCGAAAATTGGACATGAACGTCGAAATGGCGAAAATTTAGTTTCCAGTTTTTACAGCCCTGGCCCTTGACGGGGTCGGGGCTATCGGTTAAAATTCATTCTCACAATTCACAACGCTAACAAGGCAAGAACGATGGCACTAGAACGTAAAGCGATGTCCGCAGCCTGGGCCGTTTCCTATGGCAAGGAATTGCCACCAGCGCCCAAGGGCGTGAGTACTGCCCTATGGGCCGCGATGGTCAAACATGCGGAACGTCAATTGGGCGAAAATTCATAGCGTGGTTGCTTTGGGGCACGCCGGGCCGTCAACGTGGAATTGTACCGCTCACAATGGGCGCCGCAAGGAACCCAAGGGGTTGCAGCAGAAACCCCAACAGAAGGGGGCGAAGTCCACTACGATGTGAACGAATTGGAACTGTACAAAAACCAACTCGCATTCTGCGAAAAAATGGTCGCTTGCAACCTGATGGATTTTGACGAATAGCGTTTGTGGTGAACGGTTGGGTAGGCCTTCCTTCGGGGGGGTCTCACCCCATCCTTCAAGTTCGCGAAAAACCAGACTCTATACCGACAGTATAACATAGAATCCAAGCGGGCACAAGAGGTAAATTAAAGATTCTTTTTTATTTCTTTTTGGGGTCGACAAACGCGAAAACCTCTGATGGGGGGTGTACTACCCCATCCTTCAAATTCGGCAAAATTCGCCCATATACACTTAGTATAGCATAAGCTGAGCAAGGACGCAAGGGGTAAACGGCTTTTCTTTTTTTTATTTATTAGGGGTTGACAAATCCAAAATACCTCTGATGGGGGTGCCCTTTTCACATAACATAATTGGGACGGCTTGTCAATATGAAAAACATGTTTTTCTTTTATTTGTTTTTCTACCGTATGCCATTGACATAGGGGTGAAAGTTGGTATAATTGGGGCATGAAAGAAAAACGACCTATCGACTACGGCAAGCTCGTTAAGGTTTATCGCAATTTGAGAAACGGCCTATGGTCTGTCCAGCAAGGGGGACTAGTGGTCGCCCATACTGACCGGATCGCATTGTGGGACGTGACCTATAGGGTATCTGAAGCCGGTAGGCTTAGGGTATTGCGGAACTGTCAAAAAAACGTTCACGCTTTCGTTGTGGGGAAAATCATAGAATCTTTCCCGAATCAACAGTTTACCACTTGTGCGGTTACTTACAATCCGTATAATAGCGGAACATTCGTAACACTTGACGGCAGGCCGATCACGAAGTCTACGTGGGCAATCCTTGACGTTGAAGCAACGCGAAAAGTTTTAGCAATTTTCCCAAAATGAGGGATTGACAATGGCACTCGAAGCCGTTAAACTGAAAAGAGGGATGGGCGGAAGCAAGGGCGGCAAGGGTCGCACCGCCAAAACAAGCGTTTACAAACAACAATCCAAAAAACAGCGTCGCCGTGACGCAAAGAGAGAAATCAATGAGAATTAAAACTTTACAAGATCTGAAAAACGCTCTTGACAAACTAACCCCTAAGCAGCTAGAATCATGGCTAGCTATCTTAGACGACTCACAACAATGGACTTTGGCTAGGATGCTTGTGTCACCACCGAACAAGCAGGCAAAGGCCAACCGGTTGAAGAAAATCAATTTTATATTGACATTTTGAACTAGACCACTAAGGAACGAAACTATGTCTAACACTACTGAAATCCTGAACCTGATTACTGGCATGAAAAACGGATCATTCTTGACCGTTGAAAAGTCCAGCAAAGCAAGCCTGCGGAAGACTGGTAACCCCTTGCGGGATGCCAATGTTGAAAAGCATTCCACTTTTCAGGTTCAAGTTGGTTGCGATATGCAACGAATCGAGAACAAACGAGCCTTGCGTGAAGGACGCCAACCAGTAGCAGTGGGTGCTTTACCGTGGGGCGAATACGTGGGGATGGACCTTCCCGTTATCAAGCACAAGGGCAATTTGTACTTACGTGGTTTCTGGGCTCGTGGTATCGTCACGACCTACACCGTCAACGGTCATCCTGCAACCGATGCACAATTGGTGACGATCAAGGAGTTCAGCCCTAAGGGCACTGGACTGAGCAAGACGGCCCCCATGACGATCAAGTTTGATAACATCAAACGGCTATCGGGTGGGGGCAAGACGATCAACGTCTAAAAAACTTTGAATGTTTCGTGTCTGGCCCCTTGACACAATAAGAAACTAGAGTATAATAGGGGCATGACGGGCAACAACGCCAAAACACTTTTACACTCCCCTTGAAGGAAACTATTTAGATGAACACGTCAACCGAAGCCGTCAACACAGCCGAAACCAGCAACGCCAAAGAGCGCAGCGATTCCGTGGATGACGCCGTCATTATCACCGCGTTTCTGAACGCTCAAAACAAAAAGGACTCGGAAGGGAATATCATCGGGCATCTTGGCGACGTGGTCGCTGAAACCGGGATGCAAGAGGGTTCACTAAGTGGACGCCTAACGGCCCTTCGCAAGCTGGGCGTGCCATTGCCAAAGATGGGCGAAGAGGGAGCACTGGCCCGCAAACCATCCAACGGAAAGACGCGTAAAAAGAGCCCATCCGACGTGATGGCGTTGTTCAACAAGATTAGCGTCGATCTGGCCAACCACACCAACGACGAAGACACAAGCTAGGCAAATAATGGAAAAAGATAAGATCAGGGGTTGACGCCCCTGGTCTTTTGTGGTACAATGGAGGCGAGTATTACCCAATCCAATCCCGTAAAATTATACCATATTCGGGGCACGCTGTCAAGTACAAATTCGACAATAATTAAATATTTCTTTTTAGTAGCCTGGGGGTTGACGTAGTGGATAGGTTTGCTATAATCCTAGCATAGAAGTTAGTCACCACCAACGGAGAATCAAGATGTCGAGTTTCGGATACAGCATTGAATTGGAAGAAGATTGCGTTTTGACGCTAGAAGTTGACATTGACTACACTTTCACCCCCGGTGAACGTCAAACGTATGATGATCCAGGTTGTGACGAATTGGCCGAACTTGATTCGGTTCGCGTGACGCAATTTTTGGGCGGAACGAAAACAATTATTCGCAACAAATCCAACGAAATTGTGTTCGTGGCCCTTGACGCGGCGGCTGAAGAACTGATTGAAAATAGGTGGGAAGACGAATTGGCGGAACTTGCTTGCGAGAATTACAATCAGGGGGCTTGGGATGACCAAGCGGCAAAATACGAATAATCTCAAAATGAGACGGAGGCAATTTAAGGGGCTCCATGCCCCGTGGCGATAGAATCGCCCAACTTTGCCCCCGTTTCTTTTTTTTTGTTTTACCCTAACTTTCAAAATCGAAAATTTGCCTCTATACGTTAATTATACCATATTGTGGGTGGGTGTGTCAAGGGGGAATCGGCCCTTTATTTCTTTTTTATTTAATAGCCATATGCTCTTGACAATATGGGATGATCTGTTATAATTGGGGACATAAGGCAGTCAACCACTAAGGGAAAAAACAATGTCCACTATTACTATCACAATGCACACAAAATCAATTTCTTGGTCCGTTTGGACCAATGGAGTCAAGACCCATAGCGGCTCAGATTCTCTATCCCTAGTGGGTGGCGATTATGATACCCTGCTATCCAACGTCGTTAACCATTGCCACGAAGTGTGTAAAATCAAGGGCGACATTGATTTTATCTTCAGAAAAACGTGAAAACGGCCCTGACAAACTAGCTGGCCCCGCTATAATAGGGGCATAACACTTGGCACCACCAACGAAGGAAACGAAAAGATGAAGTTGTTAACCAAAGGCGAATCCAATGCCAAAATCGCAAAGTCAAATCGCAAGGGGGGTGTTGAGACCCTTATCCTTCACTTAGCCCCTGCTAGCGTTTCGGGTCACAATGTTTGTGCGTCGGCGTCTGCCGGTTGTATCGCAGCTTGCCTTAACACTGCGGGCCGTGGTCGCATGAATAGCACGCAAGCTGCCCGAATTCGTCGCACCAAAATGTGGTTTGCGGACCGTAAGGCTTTCAAGTCTCAAATTGAGACTGAGTTGACCGCGTTTGCCAAACGGTGTGATAAGCTTGGCAAAATGAGCGCTGTCCGCATGAACGGCACTTCGGATCTGATATGGGAAAAACGATGGCCCGAATTGTTCACAAAATTTGACAGTTTCAAGTTTTACGACTATACCAAACACGTCAAACGTTGTTTGTCGTCGTGGTCGCTTCCCGAAAATTATCACTTGACATTCTCGCGAAGTGAAACCAATCAAGCGGATTGCTTGCGTGTTCTCGAAGGTGGGCGGCATAATGTCGCGGCAGTTTTCGACGGCAAGGAATTCCCTACCTCTTGGGAGGGGTTTCCAACCTACTCCGCAGATGACGACGATCTGAGATTCTTAGACCCCCCAGGTGGTCATGTCGGTGCCCTTTCTGCGAAGGGTTTCGGCAAAAAAGATGAAACGGGTTTCGTTCTCCCCGTACTGGCCTAGGCCCTACCTCTATAAGGGTAGTGCCTTGGGGGGTCGTTCCGCTTTCGGGTGGTTCGGCTCTTTTTTCGTTTGCTAAAATAATTCGTGAAACTAACCTTGACCCCCTTGACATAATGAGCGAATCGAGTATAATTGGGGCATACTAACGAAGACCACTAAGGAACGCGAGACTATGCAAACCACAGAAGAATTCTTGGCATCCGTAGGCGACACCACCAATGAGTCAATCAACACGACGTTTAACGGCGTAGACGTGATGGACAAAGAAGGACTGAGGATCGGGCTTGACGAAGCTTGTCCCGATGGTTATGACCCTGATCGTGACCGATACAACAAAAACCAAGCATCCGGCTTGCACCCCCACTATGGGGGATTTGACAACCCCGAAGATATTGACGACGAAGATTATTAGGTCTTGACCATCGCCGATGTTTTCTCTACAATGAGGAAAAGATGACACAAACCCCACTTTTAAAAATGGGCAGCTCCATTAAGATCGACGGCAACCTAGTTGCTGTCGTTTCCATCCATAGCGACTACGTTATCGCAGTGGATAAAAAGAAAGCCTCAAAGGTTTTTAGTTTTGAAAAAGTTGAGGCTTCTTTATAGAACCTCCTTGACGCGTAGGCGAAACGGGCTTACAATGACGATCTGGCACTACCCCTATACTCTTACCCCTAAGGAAAAACCAATGAGTAAAAGTTAATGGCGTTAATCGTGATCGTGGTTGTTATCTATTTTGCCGTCGATGGTTTAGATAACGGCTTCTGACAATTTTATGGGTTTGCCGCTTGCGGTGAGCCCTTTTTTGGTACAATGGTAATATGCTGAGGGAGGACGTTTCAGCCAAAGCTACCCCGTAAAATTATACCATAGTTGTGGGGCGGCGTCAAGGGGGAAAACGGGAATTCTGATAAATAGTTTAAGGAAATGTTTCTGGATCTTTTAGGCGATAGCTCTTGACAATAAGCAATCCCGTGCTATAATTGGGGCATGAAGAGGGAAGGACGCAAGAGGGTTTAAGAAAAACTTTCTAACTCTTTTAGCAAACTGCCCTTGACAACTGTCCGTCATCCGCTATACTGATGACATACTAATCGCCACCACCTTAGGAATCAACACTATGTCGACCCAAACCAACACTAGCATTCTCGAAACCGTCGCCGCTGAATTCAATTTTGAGGTGAATCGCTTCCCACTGTCTTTTGACGGCAAGCAAGTGAAGGGGTTCTACGCCCTGCTTCGCGACGACACGCAGGAACCCGTTCACGACAAGTCTGTCAGTGCGGACTATCAACCGCATACAACGGATGACGTTTTGGCCCTGGTCGAATCGGCCCAAGACGTGTTCGGGGAATGTTCGCCCCGTTGTCACTTTCGCAAGGGTCACTATGTTGACCTTGCACCGACCAAAGATGAGCGAATCGCGATCTACGGGACCAAAGACAATATCTTCCCCCGTTTACAAATTTCGGCGGGATACAACGGAACTTCGTTCCACTTCTCCCTCGGATGGTTTCGCGACCTTTGCCGCAATATGTCGATGCTGCGAAGTGTACGGGGAACGTCGGTCAGTTTCCGCCACAACGGAAATTTGCGGGACAACTTGGAACAACTGAAATCGCAGTTGACCGGATTGCGGGAAGGGTGGGAAACCTTAGGCGAAACCGTCCAACGGATGGAATCGTCGAGAACGTCCCTAGCTTCGTTCCTAACGTCCATCTACGGGGAACCGACTGAGTTGACTGGTTCGGCATTGACACGTCACACGAACCGTACTGAGACGATCATGAGGCGTGTTCTTGACGAGCAAGCCCGATCAGGACGCCCCGCGTTCAATATGGGAAGCGAAGACGTTTCGGTTTGGGAAGCGTACAACGCCGTCCAGGGGTTCACGCAGCACAAAAGGTCGGTGCGGGGGGCGGCAACGACGACGTTTGACCGCGAATTGAAAGCGGTTGAATCGCCAGAAGTTAAGGCGGCTGAGCGTTTGGCCCTGACTCTGTCGGCCTAGGTGTCAAGGGGGAAACCCCGAATTTCCTCAAAATTTCCCGTGTCGCGAAAGCGATGCGGTTTTTTTTGGCCTGAGCTTTCTGATGGGGGGTTTGATACCCACCCTCCCCTCTGATGGGGTGCCGCCTCCCCCCGGTGGCGCGCCCCATCCATCCAGATTCGGATACCCTGGTAGCTAGCGGTTTTTGAGTTATTTGTTGCAGCTAATAGTTCCAGATGCGGATACCCTGGTAGCTAGCGAGATTTGCGATATTTTTACAGCGTGTCGTTTATTGTTATGGCCATGATTAACTGCTGGGGGGTTGCCTATTTATTGGGCACTGACTGCCTATTTATTAAGCATCTTTTATTTTCGTTTTGCCTCTTGACAAATCAGGCGATGCTGGTATAATGATGTCTCACCCGATCACTCCAGATGCCGATACCGTGGTAGTCAGCGAGAATTGGCATATTGTCTAATCGTCTCAAAATGAGACACAACACCTAGGAATACCATGAAGATTCAAACAAGACGACTAGTTCGCACAATCGCAAATTCTCACGTTTCCACCCCTGTAGAGGTTGTAGAGGGTAACTCCTGTCCTAAACTGGTTGGGGATAGTTTTCATTATCAGACCTTGGGAGGTACTCGCATTTGGCACCCCTCTGCTTACAGCAAGAAGGGCTGGTCTAACATGAGATACGTCAACTCTACCGTTAGAGTGGAGGTTGGGGCGAAATGGATGAAGAAGATGGGACTTGTCTCAAAATGAGACAGGCATGGGTAGAGTGTCTCATTATGAGACAAATGTTGTTCAAAATGAGACTGGGCAGGAGTTGGTGTATAATCTTAGTGTTTAAGATAAGACTGTGGAGGTCTTGTCATTATTGTAAGGGCTTTGTAAAAAGAAAAGAATATGTGTTGTGATACAGCTTGGATAGACGAAGGGGCCGTCGTGGGCGAGTGTGAGGATTGTGGGGCTCCAGTGGATGAGGACGGCGATGGAATTGGTGGCTGTCTGTATTCGCCCACCTGTGATACGTGTGGTGCCCACGATGGGTGCGATGAGTCGTGTTGATGCTCAGCCTATGTCAGAAAGGTGACTTTTATAGCAAAAACCCCGTAAATTGCAGGGTCAGTGAAAAGGGCCGATTTGCCCAGACTAGTCCAAAAGGGGCCAAACAGCAACCAAAATCGCCCTAATTCTTCAATTATGAGCTTTTTAGCTCTTGAAAGGGCGAAACTTTATGGTACAATTGGGGCATGAAACGAAGCGACAGGCGGCAAAAATGATAGTGAATCAACGTGATTTGAAGTGAGCGAGATGGCGTATCACTACGTAAAACACGGGGGTTTTTATTGTAAATGTCGGAAACAGAGGTGAAATCACAATTCGTATTCTTTCGGAGAGACGCAAATGTTCAGTGTTGTAGACAGTAATGATAATGGTTATACTATGGTTTAGGTTATTGGTCTTGAGAACTTTGAGCCCTTTTATACTGAACTGAAAGAGCTATTGTCTAAGCGTCGTGTTCGCATGATTGCCGAAGACATTGGAATGACGCTAGAAGATGGCGAATCTAGTCACAAGGCAAAAATTCAGTTTACTCAGTATGGTGGCTCTGGTGCTTATGACACGGAGAATATCACGTTTATTGCCGAAGCCGTTGGCATGTGGCCTGACAACGCGGAGTTTAATAACGATGATTGATGACGACTACATTCGCATTAGTGCATTCAGGGTTTCTGTCTTCCTAGAGGCCCTTGAGAAAGCCGAAAACAGGAAAGACTTTGATCAGAAAGTTGTTAAACTTGAAGAGGTATTACAAGTTCATTATGGTGCTATTGATTCGTACCTGGAACGCAATAAGACCGGCTTCACGAAGGAAACTCAAGACACTCAGAGTGCTTAATTTTTAGGCGTTTTCCTACCCCATGCACAGAAAATGTGCGAATAAAAAAGAAAGTTGCACAAAAAATGACAGATTGGTTTGGTTCTCTTTGATCTGGCCTCCCTTGTGGGTTGTTTATTTGGTGGTTTGGCTGTATTCTTTTATGGGCGATTTTGGATCTTATCTGAGAAGCCCGGTTCAAGGAGAAATTTTTAAATAATCCGATCTGAGAGGGTTGACAGAACCGCAATTCGTGGTACAATCTGGGCATACAAGACAACACTTGGAGAAAACAATGTCGAACTCGATGCCAACTATTAATAAGATCATGATCAACGCTCAGGATATGTGGTATAAGTCTGATGACTATACAAAACTGCCTTTATACCTAAGTGCAAACTCTAGGGACAAAGTTAGGAATGTCATTGTAATACCAGAAATCAAGCGTTGTGTTGAACGTGCAATCATCGACTTGTTAGATAATGGTTGTGTTATGAACTCAGAATTTGACGCACACTTCAAAAATGCTGCCGAGTACGCAGAAGAAGTCGTCAGATACGAACTACCAATCCTGATAACGGAAAGCTAAAGATGAACCCAGCACAAAAAGCACAAGACGCAGCACAAGACGCCCTGGTAGCTTACCACAGCCTTGAAGCTCGTCTACAGGCTGCTAACGATCAAATCAAACTCATTCGTCAGATGGCGAACCAAGCGGCCCTCAAGGATCGCAGCAAGGCCCATTATGACGATAACGACGTTGTTATTTACTGCATGAACATAATGGAGCGTTGAAGAGAGTGCCTAGCCCTAAGTATAGGACATTCTTCTTTACTTAATTGCCCTACCCTGCTTATTTATTGTGCAACTAGGTGCCTACTTTTTAAGCAGTGTGCCTAGTTATTAAGCAGATGAGAGTATTTTTGAAAAATCACCACTTTTTGGTTGTCAGCCACTATTTTGGGGCTATAATAAGATAAAACAACATAAGAATCAAGTGGATCAAGCTTAACAAGCAACGTCAAATGGAAGACGTTGTTAGTTACTTGTAGATCCTAATAGATTCAACCGAGAGAGAATCATGAAAGAGTTTTTAACAGAATTTGCTGATCTTTTGCAAAAACACAAGGTTACCATTGACGCAGAGGTTTGGGGCGACGGTTCTTCGTTTGCCGGATTTGAAGTTACCGAGTATTTAGATAATTGTAGACCTTTTACCATTAGCTTGGACTGTGCAACTATTGAATACTCAAGAGTAAAGAAAAGGGCGGAGGAAATATGATTAGAGTGAGCTACAAATTCGGACATTCTCTCGAAATCAATACGACCATGAACGAAGCGAGAGGTGTTGTCTCTCAAGAGATTGTCATGGGCGGCCCTGACGCAGTCTCTACCGAAATTGATGGGGTTAGAGCCTCGTCCTTCAGGACGGCTTTTTCTGTGCATCAATGTAAGCCCGTAATACTTTGATTGGAGCACCTCTCGTCGATAGTTACCTTGACTCATCTCGCAGACCAACATAAGATAGTGACATGAAAGCTCGTTATTCGTACCGAATATACCCAACAGACCAACAGCAACGCAAGTTGTCTCAGTTGTTCGGGTGCTGTCGTGTTGTTTGGAACGACGCACTTCGGATGATTCGCGACACGCCCAAGGGGGAGAAGTGGGTTAGTAGGAAGGAACGGGACAAGGCAGTCACAACGCTAGCAAAGAAAACAGATGAGCGGTCCTGGCTTTCTGGTGTGAGTGCCGTTGCGTTGCAGCAGTCGCTCCGTGACCTGGATGCGGGTCTATCGAAGTTCACTAAGTGGATAAAAGGTGGTCGAAAGGGCCGCCGCGTTGGATTCCCACGGTTCAAGTCAAGGCGGTCTGATCAATCATGCCGGTTTACAGGGACAAGCTTCACTATACAAACAACCAGGAAACTGACACTGGCGAAGATTGGCGACATCAAAGTGAAGTGGTCGAGGGAACTTCCATCAGATCCATCATCAGCAACGATAGTGAAGGATTCCTCTGGTCGATACTTCGTCAGTTTTGTCGTCGAAGTGGAGCAGATCGTCTGCCCGCCGAAGCTAGAGTCTGTCGGAATCGATCTAGGTATCAAGGTTTTCGCCTTCCTGAGCGGTGGCAGAGGTGAGCGATCTGCGCCTTCATGCAAGAAACTCACCAGTAAAGTCAAGCGACTTCAACGTAGGTTGTCCAAGCAAAGGAAAGGGTCAAGTAGGCGTAATCGCACGAAGATACGCATCGCCAAGTTGCACTCTCGCATCGCGTCGATCCGAAAAGACTTCCATCACAAATTGAGCACCGAGCTAATACGCGATAACCAAACGTGTAGCTTGGAGAATCTGAACGTGTCTGGAATGATGAAGAACCGATGCCTTTCACGAGCAATTGGCGAGCAGGGATGGTATCAGTTTCGCGTGATGCTGGAATCAAAGGGAAAGATGTACGCGGATAGAGAAGTCGTCATCATCAATCGCTTCGAGCCGACATCACAAGTCTGCTCAAAGTGCGGATACAGATGGGGTAAACTCGACCTAAGCATCAGGACAGTGAAGTGCATCAGTTGCGGGCACGTCCATGATCGAGATGAGAACGCTGCTGAGAATATCGACCAAGTCGGGGCGGGATACGCCCACGACTCAAAATGGACGTGGAGTGGATGTAAGACACCCTTGGGTGCGACCTGCGATGAAACGTCAAGCCATCCGTACAGCGATGAGAGTCGCCTAGTCGGAGAATCCTCGTGCCTTTAGGCCGGGGAGTATGTCAACCTTCATTTAAGCGACAACTCTGCTCTGACTGCCGACAAGCTGCGAGAGCTAGCAGACCTGCTTGACGGCCCTCGTGCTGGCCTTGATGCTAGTCATATCTATGGCGATCCTCCAGACGAAGATGAAATACCTCCACAACTACGCATTCATAGAAGCTTTGAATGGCCAATAAACAAAAGAACAGACTATTCACATATACCTTTTTAGGAGACAATATGTCACTACCCAAAGTTACACAGAAGATTAGAAATAAAGCACAATACCTAGAGGGCACAGAGGCTTTCTCTGATGGGGTTTGTGTTGATGATTCACCATACAAGTCTTGCGGTATGCACAACGCACCAGCAGAAGAGGGCGAAAAACGTATGACCTGGATGGCTGGTTGGTATGACGCCAAGCATAAGGAACAGTTTCCAAAGCTCTTTGACAAGAGTCACCCAGACTATGTCTCCGACAAGGTGGTGGTGTGCGTATGATACACATAAGAGAGACAGATATTATCAATTATCAAGCTGAGCTTGGTGCTGACTTCGGATCAATAACACCAGTAGAGGTTGTTAGGCATGGTTTATTAAAGGTTGTTTGCGGTTGACACAATGGCTCTACTGTTCAGGGAATTCTTCTTCATCATGCTTTAGTCAAGGTGAGCAAGAGGGGCAACTTCAAAGTGACGCACCGTGGCCGACTTTATCTCAGAGAAATTCTCGGAAATATGATCGGAGAGGGTTGACACGAAGCAAGTTCGTGATATAATGGGGACATACAACACACAACATCAATCTGGACTTTTAATCATGAAGAGTAGTATGACAAACCAAGCCATGTTCCCGCCATCGCAGAATGACCTTAATGACTTCACCAAGGAGTTAAAGCGTCGTTGTCTACATGCGGGCAACGGACAAGAAGGCAGGGGCGAAGTGTTGGTAAAGATGCGTAACGGCGACTACGTCAAGGCTATGTATCGTGAAGCCAACGAAGATTGGGGTACCTCACACGGATTCTACGGTAATAACTATGATCGTAGTTGGTATGCGAATGGTCGTTCTCACAAATCTTCCGACTTTGACATTGTGGAACTATGATCGATTCAATTGGACAACCAATCAGTGTGGGTGACACCGTCATCCATTGTGGCGGCAACTGTGCTGACACTACTCAATACAAGGTCATCAGGACAACGGCGAAGATGGCCTTTGTCGGAGGCTTCAAGAGTTGGCGTAGCAACAAAGAGACCGGGCTATTAGCAAGAACCCTTGTTAATGTTACTGCTAACCTACAATTGATGGATGGAAGCAAGATACTAGTAGACACAGAAGATCTAGCTCAAGCCTTGGTCAGTAGGAGAGATGCTGGCTTCTCGCCTGAACAGGATGCACAAGCAGTGAGACTATGCGATTCGTGTGGCACTATCATTCCTATCAACTTGATTGAAGGATACAGAGATCTGCTTAATGAAGAGATTGGACCAGACACTTCCGACTGCGACTTCTAACAACAAGAAAAACAATGAAGAAAATTTCAGAGACCAATCAGTTTACTCATACTGTAGTTCTATACCTGAACAATGAGCGTGTCGTTCACCTGTTTGTCGATGGTGGTAGTCAAGTCGAGTTGGCTTCTCAATCTGATGGCGTCTTTGGTTCGGGTATTCTATACCAAGTTGAACATGAAGATGGTGTTGCACCAAGCGAAGTGCTTCGATTCCTTAGCCTTAACCGATTCCTTGAACCTCAGTTGGTAGCGTAATGTTTAATCACATTTTTTTGTGTTGTTTCTTTGTATTGATTGCGGTTTTTAGTTGCTCATTATTTAGAGGCTTTAGTGAATCTGACCTTGGGGACATATTTGGCTACTTTGCGGGTCTCTTGATTGGCTCAATCTTGATTCCTTATAGACCTAGTGAGACGAAAGTATGAATTGGATAAAAGAAAAAAGAATGTTGTTTGTGTGGGCGATCCTACTTACGATTCTTTTGTCGTCTATGTATATGACGGGAGGTACGGCATCACTGGTCGCATCGCTAGGTATCATTTTCACAGCCAGGATGGTTGAGTATAATGTTTCACGCTTAATAAACAAGAGAAAAGAATGAACAAAGAGCAAGCAGATCAGTGCCTTGGACAGTTCTACTTAAAGAGGAGCGAGGGCAATCGTGGTGGTGCTCTTGCTGCCCTTAATTCTCTTCGTATAACCTCCACTAGTGTAAGCGGTAAGAGCTATACCGTTAGACTATACAGGCCTGGACTGTTGATTGGTGTTAGGGGTGAGAATGTAGTGGCACTACAAAAGTTCATGGACATGAAGATCCGAATAGAAGAAGAGACCTTGCCAGATCCTTACTATCACATTCTCCCTAGAGAGTTGTATTAGATCATGGGCAAAGAGCAAAAGCAAATAAGAAAAGATCTTGATAAGGTCATTGAAAAGCTAGAGGGCGAAGGCTTGAAGCACAACGATGACTACGACAAGGTTGGTGTGGGTGATGTTGTAGAGAGCGTCCTTAGTTCTATGGGCATCACTCAAGATAGGTTTAAGAGTTGGTTCGGACTGTCCGAGTGCGACTGTAATGAGCGTAAGAAGTGGCTCAATGGTATGTTCTACTGGAAAAGGGAAAAAGAAGATGGAAAGAGTGATTGATTTTATCGTGGCCTTCTTTTGGTCTATTGGTAATCTATTTTTAGCTTATCATGTTGTTACTGACATGGGCTCTACTTGGGATATCTTCTATCTCAAAGAGGACTTCTTGACATTCAAGATGTATTGGGGTAGTTTGTTTGCCCTTAGTGTGGCTGTGACGCCAGCCATTGTCGCTGTATCTGCTAACTCAAAAGAAAACGACAAAAAGACAGTAGCTACTGTTAACTCTTTTGTCGTTACCTTTCTTACTGTTTTGATGTGGGGTATTTCTGCTTTCTTTAACTTTGTCTGCTACTAATGTTTAACACAACAAACACATACGTCGGCGGTGGCAAGCAAGAGGTCACCATCACAGAACATCGGGCACCAACTGATGATTCTATCAGACTGTACGGAGAGATGAAAGACAAGGCTCTTAATTCTATCCTTATGTCAGGCTTTGATCGTCTTGACATTGATTTCAAGTGGGCAGTCGTTGAAGATTCATACAAAATGTGTGTGACATTCTACTACTCAATGGAGATCAAGGGTAGGAAGGCGAATGGTAGGGTTGATGTCTACCGAGACCAGTTGTCACACGGGACTTCCGACAAGGTATCTGAGATCGCACAGAAGGCGGTTAAGGCTGTATCTGAGACAATCGCTGAGTGTATGCTATACGATCTGTTCAAGACTCAGTCTTCTAACATTTCAGATGCGTTGCTTTAGGGTACTACCCAAACAATCAACACGCCGCCGCAGGGGCTTCCTGGGCGTTTCTGGGTATTTTTAGGATTTAGGGTTGACTATCTGTCTGTATTCTGTATAATGAAAGCATGACTCATCAATGAGCCGGTTTTGTTGCCGTTTCATGTCGGTAGATATATTTATGACATTACAATTAGAGAGAAACAAGATGTGGAATGAAACTAAACGTATTGACAGTGCAGAGGGCAATGTCGCTAAGTATGTCTTTAAGAAAGACAACGCCGTAGCTGAGGCTGTTCTCTATAAGTACCCTACTTACGAGGATCGCACAGTCATCTGCTGCTCTAGTCAGTCAGGTTGTCCTGTTGGTTGTCGTTTCTGTGGTGCTGGGGATTACTTTGTCCGTAGTTTGAGTGCGGATGAGATTGTAGCACAGGTTGTCCACTGTATGGATGAGACCGGCGTCGAATCTAAAGAAATGGACCGATTGCAGATTATGTTCATGAGTATGGGCGAGCCTATGCTTAACCAAAAGAACATGGTGAGTGCCCTCTATATTCTGAACAATATGTACCCAACGGCCAAGTTGCTATTGAGTACGATTGGACCAGACGTTAACTGGGATCAATTTTTCAAGGCTTCGATAGACCTTGAGAACGTGGGACTACAGTTCTCTGTCCACAAGAGTACAGACGAAGATCGTGACAAACTGATTCCATTCAAGTCCAAGTTGACTCTTGAAGAGATTGCAGAGCTTGGAACTAAGTGGTACAATGCCACTGGTCGTAAGCCGTTCTTTAACTACTGTGCTGGTGAGGATAATAGCACTCACGAAGATGCTGATCGTCTTGCTGTCCTGTTCACTCCCGACGTGTGGGAATGCACGATTAGCGTGATCTGTGAGCGTAACGAGGGCCTTCCGTCTAGAAGTGATGGACAAAGAGATTTAGCTGTAGACTTTAGTGGCAAAATGTTAGCCAAGGGTTATAATGTGCGAGTATTTGACCCCGCTGGACAAGATGATATCGGGGGTGGATGTGGCCAGCTTCATTACGTCCAAGAGTGGTTTACAGAGAATCCAAATAAAGCCAGACCTTCTTGTGGCAATGGTTTGCCCGTCATTCATGCTCCTAAATAAATTTGGAGACTGCTACGATCATTTTAGTGTATAATAATCACTCAAAATCAGGTTTTATCTTAATTTTCTTTTATTTTGCCTCTTGACATTTCTAAGTCTCTGTGTATAGTGACAACATGAAAACAAAAGAACAAAGGAATAGTGTGAGTCAGATTATTACATACGTTGATGCGTATCAGTTGGCGGACCGTCTCTTAAAAGAGCAGAACCTAAACGTATGGCGTTTTGAGGTTAACAACAGATCTAATCGTCGTTTAGGCATGTGTAGCTATCGTAAGAAGACAATTCAGCTTTCAAGCTGGGTACTTGACCGATGCCCTCACTATGCTGAGAACACAATCCGCCACGAGGTAGCCCACGCTCTTGTCGGTCCTGGAAATGGCCACGGTCAGGTCTGGAAGCGTGCAGCGAAACAGATGGGTGCTAGACCAGAAACTTGCACAAACGTGCCACTGGACCTGCGAGCCCCTTACAAATGGATGCTAGAGTGCCCTCGCTGTTTGTGGGTTGGTGGAGGCAGCTATCGTAAGCGTTCTAGCAGTTACCGTTGTCTAAAGTGTAAGGCTAGATTGGAGAATAAGAAAGTATGAAGTTTACAATAGCCAAAGGCAACAAGCGTTATGTCAATGCCCTAGTAAAGAGACTTGGCATGATGATTGAGTGGATCGGCCCTAACTCGCTGGGATATGAGGTGGCAGAAGTTGAGACTCAAATTGAATACTCATTTCAAGAGCTAATTAGCTTTTCTAAGTCTATGCACGGAGAGTTTGACACTATCGAGGATAGTATTCACTTGGACCTGCATGAGATTGACACTGGTATCACACAACGGAAGAAAGACTTCAAAGAGCGTTATGGCTCTATGTTCGTTCAAATGAAAAAGGGATTAGTATGACTTACTTTGTTATCTGGATTGTTAGCGTTTTGGTTTGTTTTACAGTCCTGATGTATATTTATGAGCCAGAAAATATCATCATTAAAGATAAGCAAACAGATATTATTTGTAACTCTCTCGCTGTTTCTTTGGGGTAGCCTTTGCTGTTAGTCCTTGGGGTTTCTCTTGGTTTGGTTTGGTTACCATTCTATGGTTGCTATCATTTAGCTACGAAGTTTCCTCGTTATAAAGTTGTAAAAATGAATCAGGAAGCACAGAAGATAATACAAAGAGTTGACGAGGCTGGTGATATTTTTCCACTTGAAGATGGATTTTATTACTATGGGTCAAGCGGAGGTGGTGCTTTGTCCTCTTGGAATCTAAGGGTAATTGCGGATGAGCTAGATAAAAGAAATAAAGACTGGGATGACCAGTTAAATGAGCACTTCGAGAAGGAGAAAAAGATGGAACAATTTGACACAATGACGGTTGCGAACTTTGCTATTGAGTGTGCTATGGACGCATGTAGGGACGGAAAGACTTCGAAAGAGCTAAAGGAGGCCCTTGAGGACTTTGACGATGCTGCTTCTAAATACTCTGACGTTATTCGCCATCGAATGGAACTTGCACACCAAGACGAGGTGAAAGGTGAGTAGAACAGAACACCACCATGGCACACTAAGAGACACTGGCCTCACTGTTTCTGCCTTTATTCTTACTTTGCCTCAGGACAAGCAACCAGACTCAGACGACCTGTCTTGGAGATCGGTAGAAGAATGGTTCAACGAAGAGTATTATAAAAAGGCTCTTGTGATTGATGACACAGTTTGGGTTGCAGACAACAAAGCAATAGAAGATCTTGACTCTGGTATTTTTGACGCAGAAATGCAAGAAGACGGATCTTATACATATACTCTACAATACTACAACGGCGGGTGTTGTTGGGAAGAAGCACTACTATCAGCCTTAGGGAAATCATGACCAAACCAGCACAAGACCAAACCGTTCTGCTTCTTATTGAAAAAGTCAAAGAGAAGAAGTCTCAGATTCAAAAGGTCGAGAATCCATCTTGGAAGACCAATTGTGTCTTTACCCTGGGCGGAGACAAGATCAACATCAGGACGCTACAGACCGTCTCTGAGCTTGTCTCTATCGCTAGTGCAGTACGTGCTAGAGAGACCAGCTGGAAAGAGGTAATTGAAGAGCTAGGAGTCAAAGAAGACTGCGTAGTGTGTGACTACTCTCCTAACGATTGGATGAGCGATATCAAGACTCGTGTCAACAAGATCAACATCGACAAGGACAAGAGAAACCTTGCCAAGCTTGAAGAAAGACTAGATAAGATCATCAGTCCTGAACTTCGGGCAAAGATGGAGCTAGAAGCTATCGAAAAAGAGTTGGAAGATTAAATGAGAATCAGTTTGGTGTTGGTGCCAGACGTAGCTGAGATCACATCCACCACGCAATTAAAAGAAAGGATTAGACAAGCATGAGTAGTAATAGAGCAACAGAAGAGCTAAAGGTTAGAGTCAAAGAGTTGAAGATCCTACTAGACAAAGACAAGACAAAAGAAGAGGCTATCGAAGCCGCCTTCCTTGATGGTGTCTCTAGGGGGCTATACCTTTCAAAAGAGATCATTCTTGAAGAGCAAAATAAAAGCTGGTTTTAAGACAAAATCTAAAACTTTAGCCTTGACATGTCGAGCATCGCGAGTATAATCTAGGCATGACAAAGGAAAAAGACCGGATCGCAGACGGACACAGACGAATCGGGATAAGGTGCTTGACCACAATCATTGAGAGCGGAAAAGCTGGCTTGTTTGTTAAGGGCCTGTGCGTTTTCACTAGGTTCGTCCTCAGAAATCAAAACTACGAGAAGTAAAATGAACGAACAAGATTGTGTTGACAAGTACCTAGAAGTTGCACGCAGTAACGAAGACGTTATGATTGCAGCCATTAGGGAATTTCATCCTTATTACAGTAACCATCGGCACAATGGAAACATCACCGCCAAAGCGGAGGAAGAGGCTTGTGTTATAGTGCGTAAGCAAATTAAGAAAGAAGTTACAGAAGATCCAGTTGTTGGATATAGGCAATACGAAGCAGACAAGATCATGCGTATTGCTGGTGAGGTTTGGTTTGGTATGCCTGAGTCTTCTTCCATTCGTAACCACACGTCTTTTTGGGTGTGTTGTGAGTTAGCGGAGGGGTATTGATGCCAATCTTATGGCCTGCGGTGTTATGTGTATTGGTCCACTTCTTTATGTGGCTCGTTCTAATCAAAATCAAGAAAGGTAGATACAATGACGCACATGCAAGAGATATTAGACGCGGTTACTAGGGTTGGTGGTCGCCCTTTGTTCGTTGGTGGCTGTGTGAGGGATGAAATCCTGGGTATTAAAAACAGCAAAGACATTGACGTTGAAGTGTACGGCCTGTCCGCTGACGAGCTTATCACTGTCCTTAAACCTTTTGGTAAGGTCGATTGCGTTGGAGTGTCGTTTGGTGTAATCAAATTGACTACTCCAGATGACGACTTCGACTTTACTTTACCGAGACGTGACAGTAAGGTGGCCGATGGTCACCAAGGCTTTACAGTAGAGGTGGATCACAATATGACCATAACAGAAGCTGCGAGTCGTAGAGATTTTACTATCAATAGTATCTCTAAAGATTGTGATGGAAACTTGTTTGATCCGTTTGGTGGAGTTGAGGATCTTAAAAATAGAGTTCTGAGGGCGACTAGTGACAAATTTGCCCAAGATCCTCTTAGAACTCTTAGAGGGTTTCAATTTGCTTCTAGGTTTAACCTTACTGTCGATCCTAGTACCTCTCTGATGTGTAAGAGTTTGTTGTCAGAAGCTCATACTATCTCTACTGAGCGTATCTACGGAGAAGTGTTGAAGTGGGCGTTGAAGTCTGTCAAGCCTAGTGCTGGACTGTACTTCTTGCGTGATACTAAGTGGATAGAACTGTTTCCAGAGCTTCATGCACTCGTTGGCTTACCACAAGACGCTGAATGGCATCCCGAGGGCGACTGTCTCACCCATACCTCCCTAGTCTGCGATGCAGCTAGAGATATTGCAGTACGTGATAAGCTTAACGACGATGATCGTTTGGTATTGATGCTAGCGGCATTGTGCCACGACTTAGGTAAAGCTAATACTACGGTCATGCGTGATGAGAGATGGAGATCTCCTGGCCATGCAGAAGAGGGTGCTGACCTTACGAGAAGCTTGCTTGCAAGAATGGGCTTCGGCGAGTCTGTAGTCAAGAAGGTTGTTCCTTTGGTTGTGGAGCACATGTCTCATATCGGAGTTGAGCCTAACAACAGGCTTGTGCGACGATTGGCTGTGCGTGTTGCACCATCGAACATCGCTATGCTTGTTAGGTTGATAGAGGCCGATCACAGTGGTCGACATCCTTTGCCTAAGGGCGTTCCTGCTACGGCTGCTAAGATCCAAGAACTGTCAGAGGGTTTAGACCTAATGACTGGTAAGCCTGATCCTATCGTTAAGGGTAGACACTTGGTTGCTATGGAAATGGAGCCTGGACCTAAGTTCAAGGATATTCTTGATCGATGCTATCAAGCACAGCTTGATGGTGAGTTTCATACACTTGAAGACGGTTTGGCACTTGTATAAACACAGCAGAGGTTTCGGCCTCTGCTTTTGGGGGAGATAATGTTAGAGTTTAGACATATAGTCACGGCGTTGGACATTCATGAAGGATACGCCCACCAAAGAACAAGCAATAAGGATGATAAAAAGATGAGCGTAAGATCAAAAGCAGAGGCCTTGTATAAAGAATTAAAAAGCAAGGGCTTTAATGGCGTTGCATTTGATAGTATTTATCTCAACGCTAAGGGGCAAAACTACAAAGACGCCATTGATGACGGAAGATCAGAAGAGTGGGCACAGGACCACGAGAATGAGTATGCCATTATGTCCTTCTACCCAGAAATGGAGGGAGGCGATAACGAATATAACGGCTTCAATGCAGAACAGTTCGAGCATGATCTACGAAAGAAAGTCATATCAGTTTTTGGAAAACAATACCTTGAAGATGACGACGAGTTTTTTTCTCTCGATCTTTGGGGTGGAGAGTTTGAAATTTATGATAGAAACAAAAAGCAAATAAGCGAGGAATCATGAAGGTATTACCATTTTGGGGCGGGCCGTTTAGCAATTGGCATCGCTGTTTATTTACGGCTCCAACTTTAGATGATAGACTGATTGAGTTTAACTGTGTTGAGCAGTTTATGATGGTTCAAAAGGCTTTGTTTTTTAAGGACAGAGCTACAGCTAGAAAGGTCATGGATGTTAAAGATCCAAAAGAACAGAAAGCGTTGGGCAGGTCTATTGAAAACTTTGATGAGACAGACTGGGCCTGCGTAGCGAGGGGAATTGTTAAGGCTGGACTAAAGGCAAAGTTTGCCCAAAGTGTTCTGCTTAAACTAGAGCTAGAAGGCACCGCCGGTAGAGTGTTAGTAGAAGCTAGCCCCTATGATAAAATTTGGGGCGTTGGTATGTCTGGTGATGATCCAGACATTACGGACATGAACAAGTGGAAGGGCCTGAATTGGTTAGGCTTTTTGTTAACCGACCTTAGAGTTGAAATGATTGGAGAATAACATGGGTGCAGAAGTAGCAGAAGACATGGGAGAAATGGAAAACAACCGTCGCTTTAAGCATGGTAGAGAGTCTGGTCGGTTTGACAACTGGGCAGATCTTGACTCTGATATCGATTGGTTGACAGACCCGAAAGAGAGACCTCGCAACGACGAGATCCAAGAGATTAGCTTTCAAGAGATCGACCCTATCTATGTCAAGGGTTATGAAACTGGCTATGAAGAGGGACCGTCAACCGCAGACAAAAAACGATGGAGTAAAAAGCAATGAAGACATTTACAAAGAAGGTAAGAATCAATCGCTCCAAGTGGCGAACCGGAGAAGAAGCCCCAGGATTGCATACAGGAGAGGGCAGCACCTTACTATTGAATGAAGAGGGCTTTATGTGTTGCCTTGGCTTTGCCGCTAAGCAGATCGGCAAGATCAGTAATGAAAAAGTTATGCGATGTGGAGAACCAGATGGCATTGGTACTGTTATCTCTCCACTAACAGAGAAGAATGGAGCTGGTTTTATTTGCAACACTAAGTTTACCGAAGACTGCGTCACAGTCAACGATGACACAAAGATTACACGAAAACAACGTGAGCGTAAGTTGATTCGCAAGTTCAACGCTGCTGGTATTGACCTAGAGTTTTTCGGAACATATACGGAGCCAGTAGAATAAGATGCAGACCTCCTGTATAATACAAACATGAAAGAAGGCCATTATTGTGGTAGGAATTTTTATTGTTGCAGTAGACTGTGGCTTTGCGTCTCCAGGTTTTGGAGTGCTTGTGCTTGGACTTGGAACAATCGCTTTTGGAATTGGTAACTGGGTTTTGGAGGCCTAATCATGAAACTTACAAACGATAACGAGAACTACTCAGCAGTAGTAGTTAAAATTGGAAACCTTCTCGACCTTGAGAATGCAGATCGATTGGTGGGTATCTCTCACTTTGGTATGCAGGCAGTGGTGTCGCGAGGTACTTATGAAGTTGGCGATGTAGGGATTTTGTTTCCTACTGAGTGCCAGCTTGCCCTCGACCTTGCTGCATACAACGACCTTCATGCACACTCTGAGTTGAACCGCAACAAAGAGGCTAAGGGTTATCTTGGAGACAACGCTAGAGTTCGAGCTATTAAGCTTCGCGGCCATGTGTCTAACGCCCTTTTCCTTCCTTTATCATGCCTTTCATACTTGGATGTGAACGTTAATGACCTCAAGGTCGGAGACTCTTTCACCCATATTAATGGAAACTTGGTTGTTTCTAAGTATATCAAACAGGTTCTTAGTCCCAAGGGTGATTCAAACAAGACTAAGGGTCAAGCTAAAGTTCAGAAAGTAGATCCAAAACTTTTGCCTGAACACCATGAGACACCACAGCTTCTAAGGAACCTACAAGCTTGGAAGCCTGACGACTACTGTTTTGTCTCAGCTAAGCTACACGGATCAAGCGTTAGGTTGGCTAACGTGCTAGTACCAAAGTCTTTGCCTTGGTTTGCCCGGTTCGCAAAATGGTGTGGAGTGCAAATTATAGAGTCTGAGTATAAGTGCGTAGCTGGCTCTCGTAAAGTTGTTAAATATAGGGACGCTTCACAGTCTTACTACAAGGCGGATATCTACAATGAAGCTCTGGAAAAAGTTAAACATGTGATCCCTAAGAATTGGATTCTATATGGGGAGTTGGTTGGATGGGCGGGAGACTCACCCATTCAAAAGAACTACTCTTACTGCATCCCCAAGGGAGAACATCGTCTTTATGTTTACAGGATTTCTACCGTCAATCAAGATGGGATGAGGCTAGATCTCCATTGGGATCAGGTTAAAGAGTTTTGTCTACAGAACGGTATTAATCATGTCCCAGAAATGGAACGAGGTTTGTTTGAAGATATAGATGTCGATTATTATATGGACAAAAGCTTCTTTAAGAGTGGGTTCAAAGACTGCTTACCTCTCGACGAAGGGGCTCCTTGTGATGAGGGTGTTGTTTTGATGAAATATGGAGTTAACGAGTATTTCGCAAAAGCAAAGTCCCCCAATTTCTATCTTCACGAAACTAAGCAATTAGATTCTGGAGAAATAGATATGGAATCTCAAGAATCTTAAAACTTTTGGTGTGTAATATATGTAGTTATCCGTATCACAGGAGCTACACATATGTCTGGCAAAAGAAAGTTTAGTGTATCAGTCTAGATATGAAGACAAGTCTTTTCGTTTGCTGTTCTTGTATTATTACAAACTAGATTGCGGATTTGATAGAAAATGGCAATCCTGCATAAACAATTATTGTGAGAATTGGAAGCCAAAGTGGAAAATTTAAGTTGATCTTTTTATGATTATTGGCTATAATAATCTTGAGGCTCAACAAGAGCCAGATGATATGGACAGCGAGTAGGGTTTAGAGGATAATATAATGGCCCATCCTGAGGGTCAGGACCGGTTCGATTCCGGTACTCACAATTTGGAGAAGTAAATGAAAAATCATAAAAAATACAGTCCTGATATTGATCGCGAGGTACGTTTTGAACTACCAGATCATCAAGCCTTGCTAACTTTTACCGATGACGAGCATTCTTATGCTTTTCACGATTGGTGGGATTTGCTTGGTCAAAAGCAATTTTTAGAATGGGTCAAAACAGAAAGACAATTGGAGAATAGAAAATGAGTAGTTTAGTAAGATACTGGGTTGTACAAAGACCCTCAAACAGACAGCCCGGCACTATGAAGCCGGTGTCACATTTCAAGTCAAACGTTGAAGCAAACAACTTCCTTAACTCTGAGTTCTTTAAGAAGACTCATGGAGAAGGATCTGTTGAGGTTGTGTCGTTTGATATCTATGAGACCGCAGCAGAGGCGGAAGCAGACTCTCTACAAAGACTTCGTGAGTCAGGACTAGCTAAGCTAAGAACGCTTAGCACCAAGGAAGCCATTGCTCTTGGAGTGGACAAGATCTTGAAAACCGCCAAGGGGTCAAACTCTCCACTTGTGGAAGAGTCTGGTATCTTAGAGCTTGGCGAAGACCTAGTCCCACCATCCGGTTAACCTCGGAATGGAGGTGAATACTGGTTGGTCACACTAGTCTGGAAAACTAGGGCCTTTAATTAGGTCTGTGGGTTCGATTCCCACCCGTTCCGCTTTACACAATCGAGGTGTTGTAATAAATATTCAACAAAAGATAGACAAGGTTGTTGACATATGGGTAGAAGAGGGGTCTCTCGTAGATACAAAGACAGCCAGAAACAGGAAGTATGACGACATTAACGAGAAGATCCTCAATGGGCTCTACGTTGAAGAAGACCTAGATAAGTTCATCAAGAGGTACAAGAAGTGAAGAATCTCATATACACAATATGTTCTCCAAGTTACTCTTTGGTTCTGGCTGAGACTATTGAAAACATATCGAGTTACGCTTTGTCTGTGGGTGCTGACTTTAGAGTTTACAACGCCGACGACTACAATAATAGCAAAAACAACAGAAGGTCTCATTGGGTTAGAAAATTTGAGACAATGGGAAGAATATCAGACAACTATGAAAAGATCATGTATCTTGATTGTGACATTTTGATAGTGAAGAGTGAAAATATATTTGATTTGCCAATCAACAATATCGCAGGAAGGCCCGCTGGATATACCCACTGGGGAATAAGGCAGAACACTTTGTGTAGGGATAAATTCCCAATGTTCGACCCTGACTACTTCGTCAATGGCGGACTAATAATTGGAGAACCCGAAGCTTTAAAGTTCTTGGGCAGAGAAGTTTGTAAGATGTGGGAAAATCCAGAGTTAAACTCAGATGACTCAAAAATATCTGATGAAGTCTACATAGCGGAAGTCCTAAGGAAGCACTTTCAAGACTTTACTAGACTAGAAGGCAGATGGAACAGCTCATCTAAACAAAAGAGAGTTGTTCCTAACTTTGTACATTTTATGTGCAAAGACATAAACACAAAAATACAACAACTAAAGGTACTAAGAAAATGATTTTATCAGTTATCGAGCCATTAAAAATGATCTTAGGATGGTCGCCCAAGTCTGCCTGTACGTCTATCAAGACTGGCATCATGGAGTCCGTAGGTATAGACTGCGAAAATATTCACAAAGACTTCAAGTCGGCTTTTCCAGACATCACAGACGTGGAAATAGATCCAACTAACTACCTTAGAGTCCAATTAGTTAGAGATCCTGTCAAGAGGTTTGTTTCTACGATTACTAATCGTTGTCTCGCCATTCAGCATTTGCCCTACCCGTACATGACGACGAGAAATATGCTCTCGATGATTCATGACTGTAAGCTCGCAGAGAACACAGACTTCTTTGACAGATGTTTCTTCTCTCCTAATATCAAGCATCACTTTAAAAAGCAATACAAACCAGTAGAGTGGGCTTGGGACCACGTTTTTGATATTGATCAAGACCTTAATAGGATTTTTGGTTTCCTATCAAACAGACATGGTCTACCTAGGGCTTCTTTTGGTAAATTGAATGTAACGGAAGCTCTAGAAGAAAGAAATGAAGAGTTCTATGGAGACACGGCGTTTGCTCACATTGAACTAAAAGACTTAGGCAAGAACTGGTTCAATTGGGTAGATGAGCACATGGTCGAAATGATCAAAGTTGTTTACGAAGATGACTACAAACTAATCAAAGAAGCGACTAAGATATGAGCACGCAAAAAACTTTCTTTACCAGCGACACCCATTTCTTTCACGACAATATCATTAGGCTTTCTAAGCGTCCTTTTGTAAATATGGATGCTATGATATCTACGATTGTGGAGAACTGGAATGCGGCAGTGGGTAAGGGCGACATTGTCTATCACTTGGGAGACGTATTTCTAACCTGGGGCAAGAGAGACCAAGACAAAGCAAACTCTATACTAGCGGCCCTCAATGGTCAAAAGTTCCTTATTATTGGGAACCACGACAGGGATGAAGTGATCACGAGCAAACGCTTTGTCTGGGCTCGGCACTACCACGAGATTAAAGTAGACTTCGGCGACGTGCATAAGCAGAGAATCGTTATGTGTCACTATCCTATGCGTAGTTGGAATCAAATGGGACGTGGAGCTTGGATGCTGTATGGGCATTGTCATGGGAATCTACCTTGGCACCCAGGAAAGAGCATGGACATTGGAGTAGACTCCAATAGATTTGCACCACTAGAGGTTCACGACATTAAGAATATCATGGACAAACGACCTATTTTTACCGAGGATCATCATGGGGATAATTGATGAACAGTGCGACTACATCGACCAAATGGTCTTCAATTAACGCTAAGGCGGGATCAGTAATGGTCTCGCCTTTTTTCGTGCCTGTTCGGCTCCTAAGGGCCTCAGAGAGATTCGCCTGCTCTGAGTCACGATATTCAGCGAGGGGCCACAGAGAGCGACCTGGGGCGTCTCAGCAGAGACAGAAGATGGCTGGACGAAAGCCAAAAGATAGCTCCATCCTCCCTAGAATCTATTTGATTCTTATTGGGTCTAACGATACTACGTCAGTTAGTATCGCCGTCGACCCTGAGTTGAATCTTTTGATTCTTAGTAAGTAAGGATAGAACTTAAAAACTACATAGTATAATAGCGTTTGAAACAGGGGTAGACAACCAAAATCCGTCAAAAAAGTGAAAATAGTTGGAAATCAGGACTCGGGGCAATTAAAAAGAAAAATTCAGGAATAGTGGTTGACAGAAGGCCGAAGCGTGCTATAATATGGGAGTAAGACAATGACCCACCCACTAACACCCACAGAGAAACACGATGAAGATTCCAGAAAACGTAGAGACCCTTGCTGTTGTCAGTCGTGCCATGTTCCTGGCCTATGAAGCTTGGTGTCATAAGTACAAGACGCACGAGAGCCTGTTTAACACGGCACTCAAGCAAGTTCAGGTAGAGGTGACAACGTGAACTCATTCATTATCCTGGTGGTAGCGATGTGTTTAATTAAGTCTATCTTTCGATTCGTCGCCCTTGCTAATGACGAGCATCCGATTGGTGGAGAGTTTACAGACGAGGGTAGGGCTTTCTGTGCTATTAAGTTTGTCGTAAGTTCGGCAATCGCCCTTTGGGGATTATTTTTACTTTATTTCTTGAAATAGCCCTTGACAAAGAATAAAGTTGGTGTATAATAACCTCACCAACACGCTCTCCGGCAGCTTGCATGATCCTTCTAAGGTCATACCACAACTGAGCAAGATGGAGGTTAGGGTTCGATTCCCCCGTGGAGTACTAAGAAGAATAGAATAGTTTCAGTTTTTTAAAAGAGTCATACTTATTATACACTAAAACTTCGCCCTTGTAGCTCAATTGGATTAGAGCAGAAAACTTCTAATTTTCAGGTTGCAGATTCGAGTTCTGCCAGGGGTACTTGACGGGTGCAAAAGTAGCCTTGGCGATTGCTGGGCTGAGTGTTATGCTTTAGTTAAATTGGTTGCTCAAAAAATTATCAAGATCAACCAGCCTGTCGTAAATCACTTTTTAATCACTAGCAAAAGGAATTAAGATGAGTATTGCAATGTTTTGTAAGACTACCGAAGGTGACCTAGAAGAAGTCAACGAGTTGGTTTTCAAATGCAGAGAACAGGTAATGCTAAACGAAGAGAACCGACGATATACAGACGATTACTTCTTTGTCCACAGTTCTGTGGGTATTGAGGCTTCTGGTGAGATCGGCAAAGACGACTTTGCACTACTTGGGCGACGACTTGGTTTTCACACTACTAGCAGTAAGACAATCAAAGAATGTCCAGAGTTTGTGTTCTTGCAACAACGCAAGGGAACAAAGCAGAAACTAATGCACACTAAAACTGGTCAAATTTACAAGACTTAGGGACAATAGCATAGAGGATAATGCTCTGAGTACTTAATTGTACAGGGGTCTATCAAAACAAGCGTAGATGGCTATAGACTGAAACGCGGGAAATATAGTAGACTAGGGAGCCATAAGCTCCCGAGTTGGGTTCAAATCCCAATTGTCCCATAGACGTATGCAAGACTTGGTCGGTTGTACCATGCGTCTCTAAATAACTAATAAGACCACATGGGAGCATAACTCAGTTGGCTAGAGTTTCTGGTTCTTACCCAGAGGGTCGCAGGTTCGAGTCCTGCTGCTCCTACTTACCAAGGAAAAACGATGGACATTTTAAGAGAAGTAATGAAGCGACTGTTGATATCGGCAATTAAAGAGAAGGACGTTGTTCGCAGGGACATACTTCGTCTAGTGATCGCCGACGTTGAGGCCGACCACAAACGTCAAGACGACGACAAGTGGGCAGAGACGGTCATTCGGAAGCATCTAAAGCAGAATGAAGAGGCTCTTGCTTTCTATGAAGAGGGCGACGAGGGGCACACTAGGCTTAAAAGACAGTCTGGTATGCTTCAAAGTCTACTGCCCGAGACGATGACCCAAGAACACATTGAATCATTTTTGCTTAGATGTGACGCCGAAGAAATTCAGCCAATACTCAAGGCCAAGTCCGATGGACAGGCCATGGGGATGGCTATGAAGATCTTTAAAGTTGCAGGAGAAAATGTTTTGGGAACAGATGTAAAGGCTGTCGTTGATCGCCTAAGAGGTTAGTTTCTTAACTTTTATGGAGGTATTGCCTATGGAGTGCTAGGCCAATAATTAAATATGTATAGAGTAGAAATCAAGCATCAATACCTAGGGGTCGGGCTTATTGAAAGAAAAGCTAATTTTAGAGAATCGCTTGTACTGGTAAGGAGTTAATATGAAAAAAGTAATACTTTGGGTCGCTGCTGTAATTATTCTTGTTGTTCTTGTTTTTAATACCGAGCCACAACGAGGTTTAGGCCAAAGCCCCAATAGGGCACTGCCTTACGCACATAAGTATTCAGAGGCTCGTCAACAAATTGAAGCTATTAAGTGTGTAGCTTATGAGATAGACGCCCTGAGAAAAGAAGTAATATTGCTTAGAAAAGACCTTGTAAAAGCAATCGAACCTCACAAAGTAGAAAAAACAAAGTCTAGCTCTAGGTACGGCCCAACTTACAACCCAACAGTGGAAGAGATGGAAGAATGGGGAATGTTTCAAGACGACGATTTAATTGGAAATGGTGGATAATATGGGTATGGACGCAGAAGTACACATCTGGGTTGGTTTTAGATCAGAAGATTGTGACCTCGAACTTTTGAAAGACCTTCTGCCAAAAGATATGTTTGACGAAGACGGATATACTCCTTATGGAAATCGGGCCAGAGGAGTAGTAGAGAAGTATGGCGTTTTAATTCAAGAGTTTAGCTGCTGCGAAGAAACCGTTGGTCTCGGTGTAGAGGTGTTTAGAAACGACTGGGATGACACCGTAGAGTTTGACCCAATGAAAATTCGTGAAGCGATAGAGGTAGCCAAAGTTTCTCTTAACAAGATTTTGCAAGATTGTAAAATCATAGAGAGCGTTGGAACTTGGTGTCAAACAGACTACTATTGACGAGGTGTTTCACCTTATGTATCAAGATCGTTGACTATTTTGCCCTTTATTTCCTTTTTAGGTTGCCCTTTTAGCCGTTCTTGGCTATTATAGTGTGTAACCCCTTACTGGAGGAAATTATGGTGGAAACACAAGTATCACAAAGAGAAATTGTGCTTGAGGTTCTGGAGACGTACTCAGACCCCGCAGCACGATCATTGTATAAAGGTCAAGCTAACGGAACATGTCAGTATCAGTCTGATACGGAAAAGAGGTGTGCCGTTGGTAGGTTCATGACAGACGAAGCGTTAGAACTTCATGGGAAGTCTTCTAAGAATATTGAAACCCTTTCGCTTAGATATGGTCTCAATGAGCTATTAAAAGAAGAGTATCAGGGATATCCTGTGTCCTTCTGGTCTAAGCTTCAAAAGATGCACGACGAAGACGAATTTTGGTCAGAAGACGGCGTCACTGAAGACGGTTTGAAATACGTGAAACATACTCTTGGAATTGAAATCTAAGAAAAACCAAACCGAGGGGTTGACAAAGTCGCAGGCCGTGCTATAATACAGCCATACACACGAGTCACCCCTCACAGAGTCAAACAATACAAAGAAGGGATTTTAACAAATCCAAAAAAAACCAAACATGAGGGTTGACATCGAACCAAAACGGTGTATAATAGAAGACACAACATTGCGGAGAGTCACGTTGGTGTTGACAGCCGGTAACTTTCGAGTACGTGGGTTCAATTCCCACCTCCTCAACTCACATTTAGTACTAGTAAGGAAAAAACGATGCAAGTTTTGACTGATGAGCAGATTGTACAAAAGATTAACGAAAGCACCCAGTCTAAGTCTTTCGTCATGATGGGCAAAGAACTGACTGAAAAGCAGTTAATAAATATTGCCCGCAAGTCGCGTTACACTCACTTGAGTGCTTACAAACAAATCTTGACAGTAGAGAAGGATCGTGACCTAAGATTGTCACGATAAAGTAATCTTCTAGTGGGAAAGTTGGTAATCCGTCTGGTTTGGGACCAGAAGGCCGCAGGTTCAAGTCCTGCCTAGGAGACTGTAGATTTTCGCGAACCTCTCGTGAGGGTTGGCAAGGGACGTAACATCGCGATACCCCTTGTAGGTTCGACTCCTGCACTCACAACTTTACAGATATCTGTACGTTGCAACATGGAACAGCGGCCTATATGTCGTGGCAGATTCGATCACTGTGTTATCTGTAAGAAGTTGGCTTAACCAGCCTACCGTCTGCTCTTTCGGGATAAGTTCGATAGTATCGATCATAGGGAAAGTCAAGGCCTATTATAAAGAGCGTTGTTAGAGTCTGGCGTCTGTTATACTTGTAAGATGTGTGGTCAAGATTCTACCTGGAATGGCGAAGATCTTATAATGAGCAACGGTGCTGTACACACCTAGTCAATAAAGATTTATCCCTAAGACTGTGTAGGTGTAACTCCTACTCCTTCCACTATATGCAGCGTATGCTGTAGTCTAGGTAGCCTACCTTATGAGTAAAATGGGCAAACATGGCGAGGTAGCCCAAATGGATAGAGGCACTGGTTTTAGGCACCAGACAGTGTGGGTTCGACCCCCTCTCTCGCTACTTATGACTTAAGGTATGACAGTTAGGACATAGAGTAAGAAAGCAACACGTTTCCTTCGTCTAACGGCCAGGATAGCTGCTTCTCAATGATCAAATCTATATCTGTAAGGTTTTGGGAGATTTGTATCCTGACTTTTATCGTATTCCAGAGAACTGGCTGTCAAGTATGAAAAATGCTGTTGAGGGGGAAGACTTCTTCTTCTCTCATCCTTATGGTCCTCCTGGAGTAAAGATTCCACTGTTAGAAAAAACTTTGATACAAAACATAGGAGAAAAATGTTAGGATTATATAATTTTACCTCTTGACAAGTCTCATTTACACTGTAAAATACAGACATGAACAACGAGCAACGAGATGATAAGATCCGAAAAGGTCTTGAAGACTGCCCTGTTGGAGTACATTGTTACTTTATTAAGCTAAATAGTTCCTGGGGTGCTAAGTGCTACTATGAGGGCGAATCCTGCGACATAGCACACGATAGACAGAGCCTATGCTACGAAGAGGGCTTGGGCCCTGATGTCGGAGAGAGATTCGAGGTTGAAGTAGACTATTACGACGACGAAGAAGACCTACAGATTGACAGGCTGTATTGCTATATTACAGAGCTTATCAAGCCTTGTGTTCCCTTGAATTACAAGAAAGACGGCTTTGTACTTGAATGCGAGTGCGACACTTTTCAGCAAGAGCATGAAAAAGAGTTGTGGGAAATTCAAGAGCAAATAAAAGAAAAGACAGGATGGCACCCTACTGATATCCACGGATATAACTGGGGATGGAACGACGGCAAACTTCAACTATTGGACTTTTTCTAAGGAATAAGCATTATAAACATAGATAGCGATGTGACGGATTTCCAATCCGTTTAGCGGGGTGCGAGTCCACGATTTTGCTCTTTACCGCTTCACGGAGAGAAAGCCCCTACTTTCGTAGAAAGTTTGGTCGCAAAGCGAGTGAGCGAAGTGAACGAGACTGTGACCAAACCTCTTTAGGGTCGGGGTAGTTCACAGTTGATAAGACTGCTTCCATTTATGGGAGTTGTGACTACATTGTTCCTGACATTCTATGCAACAACGTATTTCTTTTGGGTTCAATATATTTGCAGAAAATGACCATTCTTTTATAGCGTGTAGCTCTCTGTGACAGTTTGAACAAAGTATTTGACACTTATCAAGTTCTAGTTTAATTTTATATTACACACTAAGAATCAGACAAAACAAAAAAAATGGTTATTTTAGCCATAAATTCACCCCACGGAGAAGACAGTATGAAGAATTTTGCAATCGCTATCGCCCTTACCTGCTCACTTATGTTTGCCGGATCGTCCTTTGGACAACAGTATTACAGCACCGTGCCTAGTTACGGGTATTCAACACAAACCTATGGTACCACGTATAGTGCCCCAACGGTCTACAGTACGCCAACTTATAGATATTCGTCTAGAGCAAATACTCCAGTACGAAACTTTTTTGGCAGAGTCAGATCAAATGTATCGACACCGCGTTATTCGCCCAGTACGACTACGTATGGTAATGTCTATGCGGCCCCAGTTGCACAGCCTAAGTATCAACAAGTGACAGAAACTCGATACAAGAAGGTTTGCAAAGGACGTGCTGGTTGCTCTTATGAGCCTTACCAATACACGTACATGAAGAGGATTCAGTAAATTGCCAAAAACCTTCTCTAAGGCTTGTGAACATATCAGTAACTACACTTCTGGACACGAGACTAGAAGAAAAGTCGTTGGACCTGGGCGTGTTCATTATCCTGATAATCATATTGAAGTTGATAATAGGCTAAGTTGGCACTTGGGAAAATTGCACTACCTATATGGTAGCACTAATACCTTTTATATTCACTTTTCTAGATGACTACGCTTTCTACAACCCCAGTAAAAAGGACAAGGGGCGAAGAGAAATAAACTTCATACTAAAAAATAAGTTGGTTGATAGGTTGAAGGGTCTTCGGGAGATAATGTCTAAGGATGAGGACTACTGGAAGTTTCGTATTAGTGACATAAAAATAGAATAATTGTAAAGGATAAAGAATGGGTAAACTATTTGGATCTAAGACGTACCTAATCGGTGCGATGGACAGAGTAGAGGATCATGGGGCTGGCTGGAGAGATATGATGACCCCAGAACTCCACAAGCTTGGAGTAATGGTATTTAATCCTCTTAAAAAACCCTTACCAGAGATTGCAGCGATTGAGAACGACAATAACAGACAGATCAGAACAGAATGGAAAGAAGCTAGAGACTATGATAAGATGGATACTGTCCGTCAAATAAGAAGTACTGATCTTTCCATGGTAGACAAGGCAGACTTCATTATCGTATACATCGATACAGATGTTCATGCTTGTGGTACTTATGAAGAGTTGTTTTGGGCTAATCGATGCAAGAAGCCAGTGTTGGTGTATTGCAAACAGGGTAAAGAGAAGTGCCCCGATTGGTTATTTTGGACATTACCTCACCGTCATATCTTTAGTAGCTGGAATGGTTTACTTAGTCACTTAGACTGGGTGAATGAAAAGGGGTCAGATGATACCGATAGGTGGATTCTTTTTGATATGGAGAAAGAACTTGAGGCTATCAACCGATATAGAGAACTTCGAGAATCAACCGTTGGCTAACTTCTCTAAGTATTATAAGCCAGATACGGTTGGAAGACCAGGACGACTGTATCGGGGCCAGCTAAAACATGAAGGAAATTCTAGTATGGCTCCAAAGAACGAACATCATGGCAAAGGTAAAACTCTTAGATCTCACAGGAAAGGCAAGTAGTATGTGTAAGTGCGACAAGATAGCCGGTAGGTACAAGAACACGAGAGACTTTGAAGATTTGACAATACGGTAGGAGTCCGGCATGGACGAGGACACCGCCTTGAAAGCGGCTGACCCGTAAAACGGTTCCAGGGTTCGATTCCCTGTCCTATCGCTTACGAAGAAAAGATATGTTCACTTAAGGAGTTCTTATGGATAGTGGAACTGGTGGACTCGGCGTTTTGCTGATCCTATTCTTTTTAGTTGTTGTGTGCATACTTGGGCTGTTTGGTTAATTATGTTCACATAATGGATAAGCCGGTTTGTTAACGGGGCCACCTAGGGGTAGGCATTTTCCCTTGCACGGAAGATTATAGGGCTCGACTCCCTATGGCTCCATTGAAAGTATAAAACTAAAAACAGGAAAAACATCATGATTAATAAAACGCTCTCGCTTCTACTCCTACTTTTTATTTTACCAGCCTCCATATCTGAGGCTCAATTATTCAGACGTAGTAGTGGAGGTTCTTCTTATGGAGAGACTGACTATGGATACAATTATAGAGGGAAGAATTATGTCCTTGGGGTGGATGGACCAGTAAGTGCTACCTGCCCTTGCCCTATGTGTCAAAAGCTTAGAGCCGCCCTTGCAGCACAGCCTATGGCACAGGTCACACAGCAGATTCAGCACAGTACCTATCAGCCTCAAGATACAAGAATTGAATATGTCACAAAGGATGTATACACAGAAGATATAGCAACCCCACAAGAAGCTATTGAAAAAATGTTAGCGATCCTTAACCCAGAACACAACAGCGTTCTTTTAGATCCAGGATGTGGTGATGCTAGAATTTTAATTTATGGTGCTAATCACTTTAACACTCGTGGAATTGGACTAGAGATCAACAAATCCACCTATGAGAAGGCTATTAAAGAAGTAGAAGAAGAGGGCATGTCTAAAAGAATAAATCTTTTTAACGTAGACTCAACAACACAAAGCTTTGTTAATGCGGACAATGTGGCCCTATTCCTCTTCCCCTCTCTTATTGAGAAGCTTGCACCTAAGTTTCTACAACTAAAGAGTGGGGCGAAGGTGATTTCATACCAACATACAATCCCTCTACCTGGAGTAGAGAAGGTTGGTGACTTTTACATTTGGATTAAGGAATAACATGAGAATTACAAGAGGTACTGTCTTTTAAGGTATTTAATAACACTTTAGGAGAACAGAATGAGACACTCTAAGATTGACTACGCTTGTATGCGTCATTTCAAGGTTTTTCAAGAAAAGAAGGCGAACCAAGATTGTGAATACGCAAGGGCTAAACGTAGTCCAGCAAATCTCCCAGATCCTTGGGATGATTATTGGGTTCGTGGTCGTAAAACTTGGAAAGACAGAAGAAAGACTCAGTACCGCGAAAATCGTGGGCAGAAGCATTGTATCAAATTGCCATCACTGTTTTTTCAGTGGGATATAGAGCAATACTTTAAGCTTCATGACATCCCTTACCGTATTGAGTGCTTGACAGAGCCTCATGCTTACTACTCTTCATGGAGAGAGTGTTGGGTAAAATCTTATAGAGTTGTTGGATATCATCTTATTTGGTGGTCTGACAAAGACATTGGTATTGATTACATTCTACGGTCTACTCAGAGTGCAAACTTTGAAGGCTATGAAGTTCTAACCTAGAAAATTGAAATTTTATTGACGCTCTAGGTTCGGGTTTAGTGTATAATAAGGTGGAGGAATCTTATGTACACAGAAAAAGAACTTAGAGCAGCGGTGAAAGACAGTTTAAGCTGTGGCGAGACGTTGACAAAACTAGGTAGACAGAGGACGGGGACATCTTATACTTGTCTAAAAAACAATGTAGAAAAATACGAAATAGACACTTCTCACTTCAAGCGTCGTCTCAAGTCAAGAATTACAGGAAAGCTTCATTATTCTGATATTTTGACTTTTGATGGAAACAGAACGATCAGAAGAAAAACTAATCTAATAGTAAGGGCTTTAATAGAGGCTGGCGTAGAACATAGTTGTGAAGAATGTGGAGTCTCTAAAAGTTGGAACAACAAGCCTATAACGCTACAAGTAGATCATATTGATGGTAACTGGAAAGATGACAGAAAAGAAAATCTTAGATTTCTATGTCCCAATTGTCATAGCCAACAAACAACCTCTAAAAGAAAAAGGCAAAAACATTACTGTAAGTGTGGCAGTCTAAGGTCCAAGTCTGCAAATGTTTGTTCTACTTGTAATTTGAACAGCCCGAGACCACATAAGAGAAAAGTAGAAAGACCTACTATTGAAGTTTTAGAGAAAGAGATAAAGGACTTAGGCTATTGTGGGACTGGAAGAAAATACGGTGTTAGCGATAACGCTATTAGGAAGTGGATTAAATCATACAAGCCCGATTAGTTTAGTTGGCTAAAACATTCCGTTTACACCGGAAAGATCATAAGTTCGATTCTTTCACTGAGTACTTACTAGTAATGCGGGACCGTGAGGCCGCATCTGATCGCCCAGCGTCAACAGACGTGTTAGGCCAGCCGAGAAGCCGGATCATATCTATGTGGGCATAGCGTAAGGTACTAGTCGAAACAAAGGATAAGAAAATGGGAATAAAACTTTTTAGTAATAGCCAGTGTGAAAGAGTAACTGTCCCCTCTAATGATGTCGCCCCAAATCCAAACCCATACCACTTTAAGGTTATAGATAGCTTAGAGTCTTGTGGTCTCTATTTGGTAGAGGTTGAGTATCATGGCTGTACCACGACAGGGGTCGCCGAATGGCCCTTGCTGCGATGAAAGAGTACAAGGAATAACATGTTGTCACAACTTTCAATTCATAGTCATCCGATGGGCAGGTACAAGGGTCTATCAGCAGGGTGGTCTGACTTTGCCCTAGAGAGACACTTAAAGGGAACAGGCAACTCCTATTTCCAGTGTAGTCACAGGGTCGTCCTAGAAAGAGTCTTTGATAATTGGGACAAGAGATACCCAGGACAAGGGGAGAGCGACCTAAGTAGAAAAGTGGTCGTGCCCATTGATTCTTCCTTCTTTTCACTTCTCTAGCCCCACTTCAAGCAGGAATGCCTCTGAGGGCTGCTGTGACGACTAGACAGGAAGGTGAAGATCCATACGTCGAGACCTATATCGCGACAGAGGACGCCGACAGGCTCGGTATAGAGGCATATCCTGCTGAGTATGTCAACATCGTCCTTTACAGTCACGAAGCGTTGCTAGAGAACGGTGGAAAAGCGCCTACGGATGCAGACTGGGAAGTTGTCGCGGTCTTGGCCTCTCGTCAGGAGATTGAACCCATGCCTCCCCCTCTTGCGGTAAACTAATATGTCTAATTTTACTAAATTTGAAGATTTTGAACTACTAGAAGGTACTAAGTATGTATTAATGAGCGAAGTCGTATGGGATATTGGTGTTTATAAATCTGGTTGGCAGTTAATTCTTCCTAGATCTTTTAAATTTGATATATCAGTACCCAGGGGGTGTGAGTGGATTATTGATCCTCACAACAGAGATATCCTCTTAGCCGCTGCTGTTCATGATAAATTGCTAACAGACGGTCATGATGCAGCTTTTGCTTCGTCAGAGTTTAGAAGGGCTTGTATCGCGAGAGGCGTAGATTGCTTTAGGGCATGGGCACTCTTTTTGTGTACTTTTTTGTGGACCTTTACGTGGAAATAAGCTATGCTATTACTTAAAGACGTTGATGACACTGGCTTTACTGGACTCTCTATTACTTCTAACGAGGATGTGAATAAGACAGTGTGGAAAAGCAAGTCTTCTAATTTTGAAGAGGCGAGAGTAGAGGCTATTAAGGAAACAAGAAAAATGATAGGGCAGCTTCAAGAAATTAAGAAAATTTTAGAAAACAGTCTCTATCCATCGATAGATGGTGTATAATAAGATATGAACAATCAAACAAGCCAAACGTATAGTAATCAAACCTGGGATACAGGTATGGGTTAGGGTTCTGTTTGCATTGTCGAATGATATTTTAGCCCGCTTCCGAGACGAAGTGGGTTTTTTTTGTGGAATTTTGAAATTGATCCTTGACAAAAGCACGCGGCGTGCTATAATAAAGGCATGAAAGACTTCAAAGCTAACGACAAACTAATTTGCGTCAAAGAGATGAGAGGCTATGCTATCTATCTCAATGAGATTTACACCGTGGATGATGTTAGTAGTGAAAACATGACCTCTTGTTATGTTCACAAGGGCAGAGAAGTT